CCAAATGGCTGTACGCAGCCCGTTCAGAGTGGCGATGGGTGGCATGTGCCGCTCACCGATGAGGAGGCTTCTGAATAAAAATGCCTTTATCTAAATTAGCTTTTCGACCAGGAATAAATAGAGAAACCACTTCCTATGGAAATGAAAATGGGTGGTATAATTCTGATTTAATACGGTTCCGTAAAGGTCGACCAGAAAAAATGGGAGGTTGGACACAATTAAGTGGCAATACTCCAACAGGTATCACCCGTTCGTTACATATATGGGCCGCTTTAGATGGTTCAAAATATATGGGAACTGCAACAGAATCAAAATTTTATATTGAAGAAGGTGGCAGCTATTACGATATAACACCCATACGAGTCACTACAACTCTTGGTTCAAATCCCCTTAAAACGGGAAGTGCAGCAAGTAGTATAGTAACTGTAACTGCACCAGCTCATGGAGCTGTTGATAATGATTTTGTTACATTTAGTGGTGCTACAACTACTGACGGTATTACAGCGGCCCAATTAAATATAGAGCATCAAATAACTCTTATAGATTCTAACTCTTATACTATTGATACCGGGGGAAGTGCTTCTTCCGGGTCTACTGCTGGTGGCGGGAGTGCTGTTATTGCGACTTATCAGCTTAGTATAGGACTCAATGTTGAAGTATCTGGAGTTGGGTGGGGTGCTGGATTATGGGGTGGCATTTCGTCTGGGTATACCCAAACCACGCTTAATGATAGCGGGGGTATTAACGACTCTGTCACATCTTTTACACTAACTAGTGCTTCTGATTTTGAGACGGCGGCCAGCACCATTTCTGCAAATGTTGCTTTGAATGCGGCATCGCTCCCTCTAGCAAGTTCAACTGCTTTTCCCAGCAAGGGAACCATTCTTATAGGAAGCGAGAAAATCCGTTACGAAACTAACGAGAGTAATATTCTTGGTACTTTAATACGAGGTACTGATGGAACTACCACAACGGCGCATAGCAGTGGAGCAGCAATTACATTTGTCGGATTAATTCAAATAGATGATGAACTTATTCAATATACGGGGAAAAGCTCGGATACCATAGATGCAGGAGTTGTTAGAGGAGCTCGTGGAACAACAGCTGCATCTCACAGCGACGGAGTAAATGTTTTAGAAGCTAATGATTTTATCGGATGGGGAGGAGCTCATTCTATATCTACTACAACGAAACTTCGTCTATGGTCGCAGGACAACTGGGGAGAGGATTTAGTCTTTTGTGCAATAGATGCTGCTCCGTATTATTGGGATAAAACATTGGGTCTAGGTGCTAGAGCAACAACTTTTGCTTCTCAAACAGGGGCTTCTGATACTCCGACGATAACTCGTAAAATCATGATTTCTGGCACTGATAGGCATATAATTTGTCTTGGATGTAATCCTTTAAATGAAACAGCTCAAGATTTGCTTCAAGTCAGATGGTCCGATCAAGAAAGTCCTTTTGACTGGACGCCTTCGGCTATTAATACTGCTGGAGGACAACGAATATCTTCTGGCTCAGAAATTATAGCTGCCCAGAGAACAAGGCAAGAAATTTTAATCTGGACGGACGTTAATTTACATGCAATGCGATTTGTTGGAGCACCTTTTACATTTGGGTTTTCTTTATTGGCGAGTAATACTTCTCTAATTGCCCCTAATGCGCTTGTCTCAGTAGGAGACAGAACATTTTGGATGGATCAAGAAAACTTTTATGCATATGTAGGCCGAGTTGAATTAGTGCCTTGTACTGTTTTGAGATATATATTTGATGATATTAATTTGGATCAATCAAATAAAATTTTTGCTGCTTCCAATAAAATGTTTGATGAAATATTTTGGTTTTATGTTTCAAGTGACGCTGATCCCGCTGAAATAGATAGATATGTTAAATATAACTATACCGAAAATACTTGGGATATAGGAACTTTAAGTCGTACAGCTTGGGTAGATTTTGGTATCCATCAATACCCACGTGCAACAGAAGCATCAAGCGGAAATTCTGTTATTTACCAACAAGAACTTGGGGATGATGATAACGGGAGTGCTATGACTTCTTTTGTAGAGTCAGCAGATTTTGATGTTGGCGATGGTGATCAATTCATGTTTATTAAACGCTTAGTTCCGGATATAGATATAACAAGTTCAACGGGAAATAGTGTTGATTATATTCTAAAAACTCGAAATTTCCCAGGAGATTCTTTAATAACTAATTCCACTAATTCAGTAAGCAGCACAACACAACAAGCGTTTATTAGAGCAAGAACTAGACAAGCTGTAATAAGAGTAGAAAGTTCATCTACTGATATATCGTGGACTCTAGGGGATTTAAGATTAGATGCAAGACCGGATGGTAGAAGATAATGGGAAGATTATTAGATCACAGTTTTCCAGATGCTCCAGTAGATTATGAATATTCTATATTTCAAAGAATTTTGAGAGATATGGAAATATCTCTAACTAAAAAGGAAATTCCTTCTGAAATAGAGGGTAAGGATGAAAATAACGCTTTAACATGGTTTTTGACCTAAGATGGCTAGTTTCTATAAAAACGCTAAAGTAGACCTAACCTCTACCGATGTGACAACACTCTATACGGCTCCCGCAGCAACAACCGCTGTTTTTAGGTCTTTGGTCGTGGCTGATGATAGTGGTTCAACGTCCACTATAACGGTGACTATCACTGATTCTGCTTCGGCAGTGTTTGTGCTTTATAATGTAAAAGCGACGACGGCGAATGGAACGGCGGAGCTTTTGACGCAGCCTTTGGTTATTCAAGAATCCGAGGTACTGAAGGTAACAGCTGCGAATGCAAACCGGTTGCATGTAATTGGCAGCTATCTGGAAACAACTTGATGTATAGACTACCTTTATGGTGTAAAACGGAGTATAAACGGTTTTGATTGTTGAACAAGATGTTTTAACAATTATGGAAACAAATGAAATAGACTAATGGCCGAACTTGAGTCTTCTCTCCTAGAGCCAAATACAGTTATGGATCCTGCCGTCAGTGCAGCGCCCCCTCTATCCAATGAAGCTATGAATCAAAGAATGGCGGACATTGAATTTAGAATAGGGTTGGAGAAGGAACTGCAAACTAGTCCATTAGCCGAATGGGGATATGAGACGGTTAGAAAAAGAACCGGAGGAGATGTTTCTCAGATAATAAAATATCTTATGAGTAACGTGGAAACTGGAGAGGTTCGTGGAGACGATCCAGAAGACCCTATATATGGAACTACTAGAAGGGGGACTATTCGTTATGGACAGCTTGGACCTCAGGGACGTGAAGGCGGCAACATAAGAGTACAAGCTACAGACCGGATGGAGAAGTTTGGCGAAGAAGCATTTAAAAGAGGTAATTTTCCCCTCCTCCGTAAAGCTCAGGACCAGGGGGGAGGCGACCAAGTTTTAGCGCATGAACTTGCGCATATGACTTTAAAAGAACTTTGGGATCAAGGCGAGGCGGATGAATTAAAAGTTATTTTTGGAGAAGATGTAATAGAGGTAATGGATTTTCTACGTTACGCAGATATGGAAGGCAACGTGGATCCTCTTTCAGCTTGGGCAAAGTGGTCGGGTCAGGGGGATAAGACTCAATCTGAAATGTGGGGTAAAGGAAGAGCGAATTATCCAGCAGTGGCGATGGCTATTTTAACACAAGGACACGACCAATTTGATGGAATTATAAGCCTCTCCCCTTATGAACAACAATTAGCGGACTTGGTGGTAAAAGTAAACAAGGCAGCGGCTCGTAAGTTAACAGAAAAAGGGATTCGGACAGAGTTTCCCACATCTCTTTCCAGTAATTCTTTGTCTGCTATAGATAAGTATATGACTAATTATTGGAATTATAGGAAGTCAACTCAGATGATAGATCCAAATACAGTATATACAGACCCACAGGCACAAGCTGCGATTTTAATGGGAGAACAAACCCCAGAAAAAACGCAAATTGCCAGTAAGCTTATGGAAACTTTATCACGGGGTCAGGGTCTTCCTCAAGCAATGGAAAGTTTGAACCAACCTCCTGGTGTTCAAACTGCACAGGCAATGCCTCCTTCCGCTGAAGGTGGGGGGACTGATATTCCTATTGAACAGTTGCTGCGTGAAGGGCTTGGACCAGAAGAATATAAACGGCAGAAGGAGTTTGAGGAAAACCTACAGATAGGTAATTGGCTTCTTATAAATGAGAGGGAGGCAGTTCCGTGGGCGCCTAATCTAACTTGGGGAGAATATTTAGATAGTATTAGAACTGCAAAGGGGCCGGATGCAGTTGATCAAATCATAAAAGACCAAATTAAACAAGAAGAAGGAAGAAATTCCCCACCAAAAGGGGATATTGAAGTTCGTAATTTACCTACTATCCCGGCTCCCCAAGCCCCGCAGGTTGCCGCTGGAAGGCCCGTAGCTCCTCCGCAAGGAATAATGGCGGCGGCTGAAGGGGGGTTAGTACCCCCTACGGCTCCTATTGGTGAAGGAGAGTTCATGCAAACTCTTCAAAACATGGCACAGGAAGCAGGTATAGATCCTGGAGCTATGGAAACAGTAGCCCAAAATATTGAAGTTCCCGCGAATGACAATGTCATGGACAGTGGCATTATGCAAACTGTTGAGGCGGTTCCGGCTACTGAGGAAGATCTATCGGGCATTGGTTCTTTAGAAGGAATAAATAGACAACTAGTGGATGCTGGTAAAGAAGGGTTAGTTCATGCCGCTCCAGGAGAATTGATTTTCGACCCAAGTCGTTTAAATGAACCTGACCAACGAATGTTACTAGCAGCATTAGAAACTGCGGGTATAGATCCTGATTCAGCCACAGTAGGAAATGCAGCCAATATTCTTAATGAAATGACTGGTCTTCCTGCTTTTGGTTTCTTTAGTAAAGTTCGGAAAAAAGTTGGAAGAGCATTTAAAAAAGTAGGAAAATTTCTTAAAAATAATGCAGGAACTATCCTCGGTATCGCAGGAGCCATGACGGGTAATCCTTGGTTGGCGGCTCTGGGGTCAGGAATTGGTTCGCTTATTGAAGGCAAGGGTATTAAAGGTGCGCTAATTAGTGCAGGGATGAGTTTTGTAGCAACTAAATGGGTTGGGCCTTGGCTTGGTGAACAAATAGCAGGTGTTATACCTAGTTTCGGAACATCTTCAGTAGGTGAGGCTCTTGGAGCCGCTACGCCGACAATGTGGGGTGGTCAGGCGATTACAAAAGCAGGGATATCCGGTATGGCAGGGAAGCAAGTACTGACAGAAGCGGGTAAAGCTGCAACAAACGCTGTAATAGAGGGCACGAGTGCTGGACTGACTGGTGCTGCACTGCAACAGGCAGGAGCTGAAGCAGCTCTCCAGAGTATGTCGGCTCCAATGACAACAGCAGCTGCTTCAGGTTTGGGCTTCGTTACCGGTCCTGCATTAGCAACACAACTTGGGGGGGATGTTGCTAAACAAATGGCTTCAAATCTTGCGACAGAGGCTATAAAACAAACAACAGGAGGTGTTTTTAGGCAAGCAATAGGTACAGCATCTCAATTTATGCTTCCTGGACCTGGTATAGGTAGTGTCCTTGGAACTGCTCCTTCCTATGCTGTTGGTACTCCTATTGAACAACTTTTAGGTACGTCTGTAAGTTCAGCATTGGGAGGGGCCGCCGCAGGGGCAGCACAAAGTTATGCCGAACCCATGATTCAAAATATGATGACCGTTCCTGGAGATCAAGAAGCTGATGTGATGGCCGCTTGGAACGAACGGTATAATTATACTCCTTCGCCTGGGGATCTATATGCCTTCTATACGGATGTATATCTTCCCAATCAACAAATTAATGTCGCGCAAACTATTGGGGGTACTCCTGGGTATGAGTTCATACAGCCACCCCAGCAGCCACCCCAGCAGCCCATAATGCCACAACTGACACAACTTGGGATAAATCCAATTGTTCAAGCAGCCGGAGGCGGTTATATAAACGGTATGGGTACTCCTAAAAGTGATTCAAACTTAGCTCTTGTTTCTAATGGCGAATTTGTAATGACTGAAGCTGCTACTCGCGGAGCCGATCCGTTAGGGTTGGATAATCGTATGCGCGGAGCACAAAGAATGTATGATTCTATGAAAGAATTAGAAGCGAGGGCTGCGTAATGGCTACTGAAACATCAATTGTTCGTGAAGCTCCGTTTCTTGAAGAAGCAAGACAAAAGTTATTGGCGAGTGCAACAGGTCTCGCTGAAGTACCTATTACTTTACCTCAACAACAATTAGCACCATTTTCATCAGCTACACAGCAAGCCTTTGGTCTTGGGCAACAGGGATTAGGTGCTTACCAGCCATTTCTTGCTTCAGCGCAACAGCAAGTTGCTGCTTCGGCAGCTCCCCTTACTTCAGCGGGGGGTATATTAGGGGGATTGGCGGAAAGAACTCCCCAGCGGTTAGAAGAAGCTCGGTTAGCAGCCCTCGGCGCAACAGGAGATATAACAGGTCGTATTGAGGCTTTTCAAAGTCCTTATCAACAACAGGTAATAGACGCTTTTTCAACTGAGGCTACTCGTCAAAATGAACTGGCAAAACAAAGGTTAAGGGATACCGCTCAGCAGCAAGGAGCTTTCGGTGGATCGGGTAGGTTTATAGGAGAAGCTGAAGCTGAAGGTCGATTACAGCAAATTCTTCAGCAGCAACAAGCAGCCATACGTCAGCAAGGGTATCAAACTGCGCTTGGTGCGGCTGAAAGAGAAGCGGGTAGATTTGCCGCTCTTCCAGGACAGTTAACTGGGATTGAGCAACTTCAGTACTCACTCCCAGGAGGAGTTGCGAACCAACAACAAGCATTCGCAGCAAGTCAACAGCAACTCGGGAGAGAGTACGGTGGCCTTGCAACATCGGCTCAGCAACTCCCCGCCGCAGATTTAGCGTTACTCAGCCAGATTGGCAGCCAACAACAGCAACAAGCACAAAGGGCGTTGGATGTTGAACAAGGTAATATTTTGAAACAGACTTATGAGCCTTACCAAAGAATTGGATTTATGAGTGATATTCTAAAAGGGCAGCCTAGCACAGCCTCAACATTGACCCAAAGTACCGATCCGCGCGTTAATCCATTATCTCAGATTTTAGGAGCCGGAATAAGTTTGGCGGGTATATTTGGATCAGGGGGCTTTGGTACTGGGTATCTGTTTGGCCAAGGTGGGCAGAATCTCATGGGTGCGGCGCAAGGAGCAAGGTGAAATTAAATGGTAACTCCAGTTCTTCGAAGGCCACTGTTTTCAAATGAGCGAGTAGCTGGGCAACCGATACGGGTCGGTTATCAATCCACAAATCCTCTGGGGATAATGCATAATGTAGCTACTGACCCTTCGCGACCCTTGGGGTGGAGTCCAGAAGATGCTTTGTTATCGGATGAAGAGGCAGTTACTGAGCAAGTAGCTGGGCAACCGATACAGGTCGGTTATCAACCCACCGCTAGGTCTTCACCAGACGATTATAGCACCGATGTGAATTATGGAGCTCGAACAGATATAATACCTGACGATCTAGCGACGATTAAAGCTGCTGCTGATAAAGCAGCTCTCATTGCAGTAGAGGGGGGAGAGGTTACCCTTGACGACGCAGTGGAGAAAAAAAGTGAAGCAGAAGGCCTTGCCGCAGTTTTGACAACAGAAGTGGAGAGTGAAGACGACTTTGAAAAATTGCTTGCAGCTATTGGACCTTCAGAAATTGACTACACTAGATGGAAATCGCAAGCTAAAGAGTTGCTTGGTATAGACGAAGAGGAAGCAGACGTACCTGAGTGGGCCGCGCCTATGTTCATGTTTGGACTAAAACTTATGAAAGGCCCAGTTACAGGAAAAATCGAAGGCCGCTCTTTACTAGGAGGATTTTTAAGTGATGTGGGTGTGGCGGGGGAGGAGGCATTCCCGTTAATAGCTGTTGAAAGGGCAAGGAAGAGAAAACAAAGAGCGGCTATCGCTACTGTAACTATGCAATTAGAAGGGGCTGATGCTTCAAGGAAGAAGATCATATTAGACGCTTGGAAAGGAAGACAGGCCTCTGCATTGAAATTAAGTGTTGATCTAGGCAACCACTGGGAAAAAATTGCAACTTCCGTTTCTACTCTAGCAGGTACTGCGCAAGGCCCAGAACATGATGTACGAAGACTCCGTGGTATGAATGCGGTATATAGTGCTATTAGAGATTTAAGAGCAGCCGGAGTGACTGATCAGGGACTGATGCGCCCTGAAGTAGGACAATTTGTTAGAGCGTATGCAGCTAGTCAAATAGGAGTTTCTGATCCTAAAATGAAAATGGAATCCACCGCAGTAGGTGGAGTAGACTATTCTTATGATCCTAAAGCATTGGTGTCTGCATGGAACGCCTATAACAAAGCTAACCCTAACGCACAACTAGCCCATTCTTCGGAACTTCTTAGTATGATAATTGCTAAGGATCCTTCTGTCGCAAATTATCAAGCTCTTGTGATTGGCGCACGTGCGCCTAATAGTGAATTTAGGACAGAACCTCGCGTGAACGCTGATGGTACATCAGTAACTGATCATATTTTAGTGGATAAAGCAGCACTTGCTAATTGGCAAACAGAGTTTAGAGCAACCAATCAAAGAGATCCCACTCCTGCTGAAATAAGAGCTGCGCAAGATACATGGCGGACAGTTGTTCGAACAAATGTGACGAGTGCGCCTAATTTTGTAGAGCGGACATTTACTGCTGCAGATGGTAAAGTCACAAAATATTATATAAATGAAGCCGCTTTTGATGCTGCTAGAAGAACTAATCCTAAGCTTACGCTCAGTACTGTTCTAAAAAACCCCAGTAAATACAGTAAAATTCTTGGCGGGACAATAACAGACTACTCTAAATTGCAGCCTGAAATGGTCACAATAACGGTAGGTTATGGTGATGATGCAAATCAGAAACGAATGTTTAATTATGATAAAAGGGGTTTGGCCCAAGCCATAAATGCTAACAAAATTGATCCAAGCAAAGACAATTATATTCAAAAGATTATAGAAGCTGGGTTGGGGAATTATATTGGATCCCCCATGAGTATTAAAAAAGATGAAACGGTATGGACTATTAGCGCAGATGGTTCTATGGTATCGGCAACGGGTCCAGATGCTGTGGGTTTGGTCAGAGGTCTGTCTTCTGATCAGGACGCTGCTCTATGGAAGAAGCGAAGTAGTGGAATAGTTCAACGCAATAGGCTGGCCTATGAAATAGATCGATATGTGAGGACGCCAGATGGAAAGTATATTGTTTCTGGAGGAACAGCAGCTGTAAGTTTCCTGGAGTCGGGTGCTCGTCTAATAAGTGGGCTATTTAAGGGCGGTGTAAGACCCACAGGTCATCTCAATACTTTAATTCGAAAGGGAACTTTAACGGTTGGTGGGGAGACAATCACATCTGAACTTTCATCCAATGGAATAGAAAGGATGGATAAAGCACTAGCTGTTCTTCGAAATGGGGAAGGGTTGCTATTTGGCGGTGTTGCGATAGATACCGATGCTAAACGTGGCCAAGTAGAGTCGATGTTTGTAAACCTGGCTTTTGCGTTAGCAAGCGCAAGAGAAGGAGGTAAACTTACTGATACTGATGTTGAGAATGCTTTGAAGACTTTGGGTTGGAATGGTAAGTCTTGGACCCAAACGCCAGAGCGTCTGCTCTCTACTTTAAGAGGAGCGGTTCAAGAAGCAAGCAACAGTTACGTTACAGATGCACTATTGGGTATGACTGATGAAGACATTGCAAAACATGTGGACTTGATCACGAAGGGTAAAGGGGATGTTGTCGAACAATTATTGAGAAGAATCGCAAGTGCCTCTGATCCAGAAACAGCGGTAATCCATCAACTGGCACCGGTGCCGCAGGTGGAGCACCAACCCCCGAGCCTATAGCAGAAGAATCTAGCTATACATACATGGGTCAGACAGTACCTTATACAGGAGCTCCGTTAACTGAGGGTGAACAAGTTGCTTTAAAGATTATGGAAGAAGCTGGAGTTGAAAGAAACGCTGCCAGCTTACAAACATGGTGGGCCACTCTTTCTGATGTCCAAAAAAACACATATCGTGCCCATGTTAAGTCGCTAAGAGATAAAAATCTTTTTCAATAGGAAAATAGAATAATGGCCGAACCTGATTTTTCTTTCTTAGATCCAGATGTTGAGCCAATCCAAGCACCCCGCGGGAGAGGCGGGAGAGGTGGACGACACCAACTACCGGAACCTCCTGCAGAATCAGCGGAAGTACAAGCACAACGGATAAGGTTGCTTCTTGACGCAGGATTGGATAAAACGGGGATGCCCATAATCCATAAAGTATATGAACCCACTATTGGTCAGGGATCCGTAGGGTTTCTAGGAAGTACACTGGAAAGATTGACACGAGGAGAGGTGTTCCCTACTGAAGTTGAAGAATTGCTTGGACCCGAACATCTTGATTTAATTGAAAAATACTATGGTGCACCAGAAGTAGACATTCCTCGAGAAGATGCAAGTTGGTTTACCCGTAATGTGGCCGTTCCTCTTATAGGTCGTTTACCCAGTGAATCTGAACTAGAAGCTGAAAAAATAGCCTCGGCGCGAGGAGGTACGGCTAGCTTTTTCAGTCGATATTTCAGGGAAAAATTAGACGATTACGTGCCTACTCCAGCAGAAATAAGAGGAGATCCGCCAGAAGGAGCTTCGCCAGCAGAAACAGTTCTTTACGAAAGGTATGGTTATGACCCTCGGACTGATCCGGTCAAGCTATTTGTGGATTTCCGAGAGTATGGCCGCGTTCCTGTAAAAAAACCTGAAGAATTTAAGGAAGTAACTCAACGAGCAAATGACGCAATTCGTTTCTTGGCTCAATTACCGAAAGGTGAGGACGCCAGCGGAAAAGAATACTCTGTGGCTGAAGATCTGATTGGACAGATTCTTCTCACAGATATTAACATAAAATATGGGACTGATGATTTAAGCTGGACTCTTGAAGATCTTAACTTACAAATGAAACCTACGGCTGATGGGCCACGCCTAACTTTTGATCATCCAACAGAAGGTAACCAACCTATTGATCCAATTACATTTGATTGGAGCGATGTAATTGATGTCCTCCCTGAAGCTTATATAATATTTGGTGATGTAGCAGGGGCAATAGCTGGTGGTGTGGCTGGTGGTTTAGCAGGGCCAGTAACAGCTTTTGGAGGAGCAACCGCAGGTGGTGCGGTTGGTGCGACAGTTTCTAAATTTTTGGTTATGGAAGAAGCTTTTCGTATAGGTGGTTTTACATTAGATAGTTCAAAAAACGCATGGGTTTCTCACAAAACTGGAAAAGAGCAAATTATCCCTCTCACTAATTGGATGGGCGAACTTGTAAGTGAAGCTGCTTGGTCTGCGGGAGGTGCTGTATTAGGAAGTACTATCTTTAGAATAGGTAAGGCCATTTTTACCAAAGGCGGTTCAGAAGCTGAATCCTTTGTACGGAAAGAAGATTGGGACGATGCCTATCGCCGATGGGGTGAAAGTAAATTTGGTAAAAAGTTTGCGAGTGAGGGTATCGAATCTCCAGCTTTAATTTTAGAAAGAGCTGCAAGAGAATTAAGAGAACTAGCGAGCACAACTGTTGGAAAAGAAAGCAGGGAGTTAGTTAAACGAGCGGATCGAATGGATGCCTCCGCTTCGCAGTTTCGGGCAATGGAGGATATTCTCCCTGAGGCACAAGTCGCTCGTCAGCAGATGCTCCACAGTCTAGACGAAGGTACTCGAACACTACCTGATGGGACCATAATTCGTCCCGCAAATTACGATGACGCCTCTGAGTTCGGATCACAAGTACAAGCTGCAATACGCTCAGGCGATGGTACAAGAATAAATAACCTTCTTGACAGCATGACTGTCGCCAACCGACAATTAATAGAAGATTGGAGGCTAGCCTTTAAAGGTACAGGAGAAGGTACGGAAGCTGCTTTTGGTCGTAATATAAGGGAAGCCGCTGAAGTAGCTCTCGGCACTGCCCATGGTGTTCCTGCTTCGAAGACCCTAACTGGAATTTATGGCAGCTTGAACTTAGTACGAGCAGCCGCTCAAAAATTCAACGCAAAAATATTTGACATAACAAGAGTCTCAAAGAAATTCGAATCAGATCTTGGTTCTTTAAGTCCTGCTTTTAAGGGAGACGCTAGCGCATACCCAGTAGAACTCAAAAAGCTATTTCTAGATTTGCGTGACGCAGCAGCAGGAAAAGACGGAGTTGCTGTAACTTATTCTGAAATAAGACAACTTAGTGATCGAATCACTGAAGCGGTAGGAAAAGCTACTGGCGAAAACAAAAGGAGGTTGCTCAATCTGAAGGAAATGTTAAAAAAGGTGGAAGGTCAAGGTCTTAAAAGACTTGACCCTGTTCTATATAAAAAATGGAAAGTTGCTCACAAAGATTTAAGAGCATTCCACTCTATTTGGAAAAAACAATTTGATCAAGGGATGACTGATCTAAATACTGATCAACTCGCAAATAAATTTTTGAAATCAATGAACGATGACACAACTATTTCAGAAATCCTTAGCACCTTTAAAGGTTTTGGGCTGTATGGTCGTGAACAAGAAGACCTTTTAAGAAACGTTCTTAGAACAAGATTACGAAACGTTCTTTTAAGAGAATTGAAACCAGGAGAAGGCGTAGAAATTAGTGGAGCAACGCGAACTGTAAAGATGGGTGGTCTTCGATTTGCCGAAGAAACTGTTACTGGCGCCAAATTTGATCAATTCCTTAATGACTATGGACCATGGGTTCGGCAATTATTTCCAAACGACCCCAAATTAGAAGAGTTTGCTAAAAAGATCGTGCGTAGTGACACATTAAAAAGTCGTTATGCAAGAATAGAGAAAATGGAAAAAGCCTTAAAAGACCTTCCATTCTTGAGAAGCTTCAGTACAGGAGATTTGCAACAATTAGCTATTCACGAACCCCATAAATTGTATGATCTTATATGGCAAACAGGCCGGTCGAGTACTGACAATACCAAATCTATTAGAGAATTGAACCGAATACTGAAGCGGGGTCTTTCATCAGATGAGTACTCTCTTGCGCAAGCAAGGTTCAAAACCCTCACTCTTAGCAAAATCTACAACCCAGATGTACAATTTACCGCCGCTTCAGGGAAACAGCTTTCAGCTCGAGATATTACGGAAAGTAGTGTGGAATTTTTGAATAGAGAGCGGACTGCGTTGGCTGAAGTTTTTGGACCAGAACATTTTGATAATTTACGCTTGTTGTTTAAAGAAATGAATGAGGTTGCAAACCCAAGAGAAATGGGAGTGGCGGGGCGTGCCGCAATGTATCGTGCAGATCCTATAAGGGCTGGTGAAAGTGGTCTTTGGCAAGATATCAAAAGACTTCCTGGATTTGTAGCAAAAATTTGGGTAGGTGTTTTAAATAGAAAAGCAAGAGCCTTGAATCTAGGAACTAAGATATGGATGTCTGGAGAGGAAAGAGCATTTACTCGGTTGTTATCTGACCCAAAAGCTCTTGATCAAGCGTTGAAAATTCGGGCATCAAAAGTTAACCCTATAACGGCTAATGCTCTTGGTTCTGTGCTATTGGGACGAGGCCCCTGGAGCGAAAGTGATATAGAAGAATTATTAGATAATTATACAATTACAGATGCCCAAGGTAATCGTCAACCTATACCTATTCAAAGTAAAGAAGAGTCTGTTAATGAGGCTATTGAGCGTATACTAGAATGATGCTACAATATTTCACTGAAAAGGAATTGATGTGTCCTTCTTCTAAAGAGGTGAAGTTGGCAAAAGGTTTTGGAGAAAAATTAGATAAACTTCGAGACTCTTTGGGCCAGCCTATGCAAGTCAACAGTGGATGCCGGTCAACGGCTCATGTTAATTGGCTTCTTAAAAGGGGGTATCCTGCATCTAAAAACAGCTTTCACCTTATTGACAATCCTAAATACAATACTGATACCTGCGCCGTTGACATACATATCCCCAATAGTGGTTATCGTTGTGATCTTATTAAAATTTCTCTCAATGAAGGGTGGACAATTGGTGTTGCTTCCACCTTTGTCCACTTAGATAGAAGGTCTGATTATACTGACCTCCCCCAGATTATTTACGTTTATTAAAGTAGCCACTTTCTATAATCCTCTCCTAGAATTTGAGTTGCCATATTAATTTTTGATCGAAGTGATTTAATTATTTTTTCATCAACTGTTTTATGTACACATAGATCTATGTATGTAACTTTATTCTCCTGCCCTATACGGTGCGCTCTGTCTTCAGATTGAAGGCGTGTTTCAAGGTCATAGCTATTTGAATAATAGACAACTGTCGTTCCTTGCGTTAACGTAAGCCCAAATCCACCAGTCCTGGGCTGACCTATGAAGAATCGAAGTTCAGAGTCTGGGTCTTGAAAACGACTGACTATACCTTGTCGTTCTTTAGGGGGGGTTTCTCCATAGTAAGAAGCTACTGAAGTTGGGCCATAGATCTTGGCTATTTCAGATTCAATTTTACGAATATCGTATTGGTAGTTTGCCCAAATTATACATTTATTATCCAATTCCTCAAAAATAGATAAAAGTTCGGTTATACGGTTACTGGGAATTTCTAGAACTTTTCCTTGATCTGAACGAACAAAACCGCACACCACCTGCTGTAGTCTTAGTATTTGAGTGATGACGGAGGCCGCTGTTACTATCTCAGAATCTCCTAGTTCAGCGAGAGCATAATCTTGTAGTTCTCTGTAGATTTTCTTTTGTTCTTTTGTTAATTCAACAGTACGAATAGAATATGTTTTTTCTGGTAAATCAAGACAATCTTTTTTCAATATCCGATAAGAAAAGTTTTTAACTAAATCTTTTAATTCTTCTAGATTTCTGTATCCTACAATTTGTTGAAAACTATGGGTGGCAACAGATCTTTTTTGAATAATTGCAAAATGATTTTTATAAGAATAAAATGAGCTGAACCCTAACAAATCTTCACTGAGAAAAGCACACTGGCTGTACAGATCAAGGGGGGATTTAGTTACCGGGAGTCCCGTAAGAATTCTTTTATACTTGACCATTTTGCCAAGTTTTGTCACAGCTTTCGTTCTTCGTGCACTAGAGTTTTTTATTGATGTACTTTCATCTATGGCAAAAAGGGCATTATGAGAAAGTAGAAATTTCTCAACGAAAGTTGTCCCCTTCTTTGTACTAAATGCTTCAATATTCATTACGAAAAATACGAGATCAGGGGTGATTTCAAAAAGGCTGATCAGTTCTTCTTTTTCTTTTTTATTAGGGTTTGGCACCCACGCTATAATTCTATGATATATATGATCGGGTATGTGTTTAGGTATTTCTGACTCAACCCAATTTCTATAGACTCCCTTTGGGGCAATAATAAGTGCAGAATCAATATGGCCATTATCATATAAGATTGAAATATTATCAATCAGAACTTTTGACTTACCTGTCCCCATTTCCATGAAGTAGGCAAATTCTTCTTTGTCCCAACTTGCACCCAAAGCAACTCGTTGGTGCTCATATGGTTTAATTCGGAATCTATAGTTTTGCATTTTCTTTCTTATCTTTCTGAGTAATTTATAGTTTACCTTCTATATATAGCTATATAAAGTTGTTTTTTATCTAAAAAGTAAAACATCACGGTGGGCTGAACAGAAAGAACAATAATCACCAATATAAACATTCTTTATATCTTTCAAAGGATTGATAAAAATCATATTGGTATATTGCTTATTGGCTGCCAAAAGATATATTTTTACTAGCTTTCATGAACCGTATATATATAATAGGTAAATAGCTAATAGAAAAAGAAAGAGCAGGAGAAAGTTTTGACTGTATACGTTGTTCAGGAAGTGCCTGGTAGAAATATACTTGGGGCAAGGAAGTACGGTGATCTCCAAGTACTCCTGCCCTCAAATATTAATATAGTTTTAAGCCCCTCCCCGACAATTTTAAGGCTGAGAAAATCCCTGAAGAATTTTTCCAGTGATGATTTTTTACTTTTAATGGGCGATCCTGCTGCTATAGGTATAGCCTGTATTATAGCGAGTGAATATTCAATTGGAAAATTTTCCATTCTTAAATGGGATCGCATTGAAAAAACCTATTATCCCGTTAAAATCCAAATCAACTGATAATGAGGTGAGTAAATGGATCCCAAACTAAGTGTCACAAAAGATGAAATTGCTGCCTTTTTTGATGCAGACAATCAAGTTTCCATGTTTGACGATAGCCAACTTGGGCGTGTTGCTGCGTTAGCAAATCAAATAATAGAACATGATGAAGAAATAGCCGAGGTTGAAAGAACCTTAAAAGATCAAAAAACAGCTAGAAAAAAATTAGCCGAAGACCTGCTTCCTGCTTTAATGACGGAATACGGTTTAACTACGATAATCCTTAGTGACGGGAAAGAAGTTTCTGTTAAGAAATTCTACAGTTGTACTATCCCCGCTGAAAAGACTTCATCAGCTTTTGAATGGTTAAGAGACAACGGCCATGAAAGTTTGATAAAACACCGGGTCATTGTGGACTTTACGCGAGATAAGGATGACCAAGCAATTACTCTTAAAGAGGAATTGTCAGAAAGAGGTCTCCATCCTAGCGATAAAGAATGGGTAGAACCTTCAACTCTAAGGGGTTTTGCTCGTGAACAAATTGAGGGCGGTAAAGACCTGCCCGATGATTTGTTCAACTTGTTCATCGGCGAAAGAGCCAACATTAAATAGGAGAATTTGAAATGGCTAATCAAGTTGCGAAGAAAGAGGACGCTCCTCTTGCCGTTTCTCTAGACGATCTAGCAAACTTTGCTGGAGCAGGTGTTGAAGAGGTTAAGAAAGACGACATAGCTATCCCCTATATAAACATTATTCAAAGCAACTCTCCACAAGCTAGTAAGCGTGATGGAAAGTATATAGAGGGGGCAGAAGTAGGGATGATTTTCAATAGCGTCACCAATGAAATTTTTGATGGTGAAAAAGGCATTGAAGTTATTCCTTGTGCTTATAAGAGGGAACTGGATGAATGGATTCCCCGCGAACAGGATGGGGGGTTTGTTTTCGCCCATAGTATTGAAAGCACAATTCTATCGACTACTACAAAAAATGAAAAAGGACAAGATATTCTGCCTACTGGAAATTATATCGTAAATACGGCTAAACATTTTGTCTTACTTTTAGGTACGAAACACGGGGCTGTTCAAGCGATACTCTCAATGAAGGGGACTCAACTAAAGAAGTCTCGGCGTTGGAATACGCAAATGATGTCACAAACAGTCACGGTAAAGGATGGTAGTATTAAACCCTACCCTTCATTCGCTTACGCATACACTATTAAAACTGCGCCTGAGAAAAATGCTTTAGGAAGTTGGTTTGGCTATGAAGTTTTGAACCAACGGCCCGTAACACCCGAAGAATTTAAGCTAGGGGCTTCCTTTCATGGAACGGTAATGTCTGGTGTTATAACTACAGCTCCTCAAGAAGAGGAAAAAGAAGCTTCAGACGACGTACCATTCTAGAATAGTCAATAGAATGACTGTCTTAGAGAGGTTTATAGAAAGATTTTCCGGCCAAGATCGAGCTTACGGAACAACCAAAATTATCGGACTGAGAGAGGACGGTAAAAAGAAGGTTGCATCAAGGGTTCAAAGAGGTAAACCCGTACCCGAATTATGGGAAAAGCACCTCGACGGCGAAGAGCCATCCCTGGGCATCATCCCCATAACTGACGATAATGCCTGTAAATGGGGCTGTATAGATGTTGATGATTTTTCTATAAACCTAAAGGAACTAAACTCAAAAATACAAGAAAAGAAGCTCCCCCTGATTCTTTGTCGTAGTAAATCAGGGGGAGCGCATATTTTTCTTTTCACAACTGAATTTGTACCTGCTGCAACAATGCGGCTAAAGTTAGTTGAGGTTGCAGCTTCTTTAGGTATGGCTTCACATGAAATTTTTCCTAAACAAACTCAAATATTAGCGGAACGCGGTGATACTGGAAATTTCCTAAACTTACCGTATTTTGGAGGTGATAAAACCACTCGTTATTCTTTAGATAAAGAAGGGGAAGTCAATTCCGTTGAACAATTTTTGGATCTTGCTGATAGTTATGCCCTCAGTATAAAGAACCTCGAAAATTTATCTGTCAAAGGAACTACTAAATCTTTAAAAGACGGACCCCCCTGTCTTCAACATTTAATAACTGAAGGATTTCCATTAGGGACAAGAAACAATGGACTGTTTAATTTGGGAATTTACGCTAAATTATCTAACCCAGATAATTGGGAAACTAAAATGGAAGAGTATAACCGTGAATTTCTTTCACCACCTTTAGCTGCAAGTGAAGTGCTAACAATTATTAAACAACTCCGTACCAAAGATTATAACTATAAATGTAATGACCAACCTATTTGCAGTCATTGCAATTCGGGATTATGTAAAACTCGCAAGTACGGTATTTCCCCTTCAGCGGCAATTCCTTCTTTTGGATCGCTAACAAAACAAAACTCAAATCCACCTGTTTGGTTTCTTGATGTTGAGGTCAATCGTTTAGAAATGTCAACTGAAGATCTTCAAAACCAAACTAGATTTCAAAGAGTTTGTATGGAAGCAATCAATAAGATGCCACCTAAAATGAGCGAACGAGCGTGGCAGGGGCTTATTCAAAATCTATTAGACAATGTAACAATTATTGATGTTCCCAAAGATGCTTCTATTGAAGGTCAGTTTCTTGATCTTGTTGAGGTCTTTTGCACTGATAGGGCACAGGCTCAAACTAAAGAAGAAATTTTATTAGGTAAGCCGTTCACAGAGGATAACCAAACTTTTTTCAGGTTATCTGACTTAGAAGCGTATTTACAAAGACATAACTTCAGATATTTTTCAAGGCCCAAAATAACTGCTCGTCTTAGAGATTTGGATGCGGTTCACTCGGGGGTTAATATAAAGGGTCGGTTCGTAAATTTATGGGGAATACCATCTTTTGATTCTCAAACAGATCCCTTTAACTTGCCAAGTTTTGGCGAAGAAGTACTGTGAATATTATCATTGGGCCTCCAGGAACTGGTAAAACATCACAACTGCTTTCGTTAGTAGAAAAGCATGTTCAAGAGGGCATACCACCAGATAAAATTGGGTATTTTGCTTTTACAAATAGAGCGTCCAACGAAGCAAAGGAAAGAGCGTATGATACATTTAACTTTGATTCTGATGATCTTCCTTTTTTTCGGACTTTGCATAGTTTGGCTTTTCAACAACTAGGATTGAGTCGTTCACAAGTTTTTAACGAAGACCAGAAAAAAGAGTTTGGAGATATTATGGGTCTTCAAATAACTGGTAAATCTTCTTTTGAAGAAGGCTCTTTTGCTTTTTCCAAGAAGGGGGATCAAATACTTGGCACTATTGAAGTTGCTAGGGTACGGGGGGTAAGTGCACACAGCCAATGGTTAAAAGATAATTTAGATATTAGTTGGTATGAAGTGGATAGAGCTGAAAGAGGTTTATCAGAATTTAAAAAACAGAGACACTTGTATGACTTTACTGACATGCTCTCTTTATTTGTGACTCAAGATGTAGCCCCAAATTTAGACGTTATTTTTATTGATGAAGCACAGGATTTAAGTTTTCTACAATGGCAACTTGTCAATAAACTACAGGAAAAATCAAAGTATACATATATTGCCGGAGATGATGATCAAGCTATTTTTAGATGGGCAGGAGCAGATGTAGATCACTTTCTTTCGCTTGAGGGGAATTTGAAAATTTTAGATCAATCATATCGTGTACCCCAGCATGCTCACTATTTAGCAGATTCCCTAGTTAAAAGAATATCAAGAAGACGCGAAAAGTTTTGGAAGCCACAACCAAGAGAGGGCAAGTTGTATTGGCATACTAATATTGAACACATTGATATGCGGAAAGGGCAATGGTTAATACTGGCCCGAAACAACTATATGCTCTCTACTGTTGAACAACAATGTCGGTTGGAGGGATTTTTTTATCAAAGAAACAATAGGAAAAGTGTTTCAGAACTACTGCTAAACGCTATTTTAGATTGGGAGCAACTAAGAAAACAAGGAAAAATTACTATTGCTCAAGTAAGAAATATCTATAAATACATGACTGCTGATAAAGGGGTTTCTAAATCTCATAAAGGTCTTAAGGCCATATTTGATGATACACTTGTTAATATACAAGATCTTTCTTCTTCGTATGGATTATTAACTATGGCAATCTGGCACGAAGCCTTCGATAAAGTGTCTGATAAAGAGAAACAATATTTGATTGCTTGTTTACGGCGCGGAGAAAAGTTTACAAAAGAGCCTAGAATTAAAATATCGACTATTCACGGTGCTAAAGGAAGCGAAGCCGATAACGTAGTTGTATTAACAGACATAGGTCAAAAAAGTTGGTTGCAGATGCAAAAAGACCCTGATGATGAAATAAGAGTTTTCTATGTGGCTCTTACCAGGGTAAAAGAAAACTTACATATTATACAGCCCACAACCTCCCGTGCATTTATTTTATAGGAGTTAAATCTACTTTACTTTATTAAATCATTAATTAAAATATAGCCTACTAGTTGTAGAAAGTTCTCTTCATAAAGGAGTCGAAAGTGACTGAATCGAAAGTGACTGATAAGCGTAAAAGGAAAACTCGTCTTTACCAGAGAAATCAGGGGATTCATATCCTCAACCCAGAAAACCCAAGGCGCGAGGGTTCTAATCGTTATAAGATTTTTGCGGCCATACTAGAGGGTATGACCGTAGAACAATTCTTAAATTCTGTTTCGGAATTTAAAGGTGGAACTAAAGATCTTGAAATTTTGGTTAAGACTGGCCATATTGAAGTGACTTAAAAAGTTCAACCCACCAATGTTCAGAAAGGAAGAACATGCAAGAAAGTGTAGAAAGATTTTTTTATTGGATGAACGAACGAACGCTCATCCAAATTAAAAAAGATCGAGGAGACCCTTGGCCCTGGACTGAAGATAAAATTCTTAGAGAATTTAAGTTCACCAACGCTTTCCGAGAAAATGACAAAACTACTGTTTGGTTCCGTGAGAATATTCGTGGACCATTAAAGGACAGTAGTGATGTATATATGGCGACAATTATATTTCGCTGGTTCAATTTAATTGAAACAGGGGAAACTTTAATTGCCCATAATCTGATAAAAGAATGGGACCCTAAAAAAGCCTATGAGGTAATAACTCCTCAGAAGAAATGGATAACAGGGGCGTATATGATAAAAAGCCCCACAGGTAAAAATAAGGTAAGGGGTATTTGTCAAACGATAACGACTGTTTGGAACTACAGACAAGGATTTTTGGATAAATGTCCTTGGCAATCCATAGAAAAAATGACAAACTACCTGGAAGGTTATCCTTTTTTTGGGCCATTTTTAGCTTATGAAATAGCCACTGATTTACGACATACTTATATTGGTGAAACGGCCAATGATCTTCTTACATGGGCTAACGCAGGTCCAGGAGCCATGCGCGGCTTAAATAGAATATATGATCGTCCTTTAGAGTACACCTCAAAAAGACATGATTGGTGTAAAGAGATGCGTGAACTATTGCAACAATCTGATGAACATTTTAAATATTCGAGTAAATATTCAAATAAATTTGGACTAAAAGACGAGCACCCAAACAAGCTTGAACTGAGGGAAATTGAACACAGTTTATGTGAATTTGATAAATATGAAAGGGTGAGAAATGGACAAGGACAACCAAGGTCCAAATACTCGCCTTCCTAATTTTCACTAGGAGCAATGGAGCGGAGAAAGCTGGGATGAAACTGCTGTACCTAAGTAGGTCGCGCTATGGGGGATGGGTAACATTTACAAGTCACTTATACCATGGACTTTTAGGCAGACCGCCTACTTCCCATGATCGTTTTCAAACTTCTGAAGTCCATGAAGTGGTTCGAATTACTGGGCGCAGTGAAAAAACTCAAAGAGACATGGGAAACTACGTCCCCTACAGAAATATGTGCGAAGAAGATGTTTTTGAGATTGAAGAGCCAATTCTCATAACAGCTCTTGATAAACATCATCGTGAATTAGCTATGAAACTTCTTGAGCAAGGAGCCTATATAGTTATTCACGATCCTACAGAATTACGCAATCCTGAATTTCGAGAATTTATAGATCCTAAACAAGTGATTGTTATTCGTAAATCAATGCTTAAACACATGCCCGAGGCTACTTATATCCCCCATCCATATATGGCTCTAAATAGAACAGATCCATTAGACTTCAAAGAATGGGATGATAGGCCATTAAATGCCATAAGTATTTCTCGTTTAGATTTTGATAAAAATAGTCATTGGTTATTTGAGGCCAACAGAAAGCTTCCCCTAAATAAACAAATAGTTATTCGTGGCTCTGAAAATAGAATGTATACGAAAACTAGGATAGTTCCTAAGTACCCTGAGTATGTACAAGATAGTGATCGTTTAGAGGAAGATCGGGCTATTTTTAAATTAGATTTTAGAGGGGCTATTGATCTTTGTAAAACTGCGCGTTATATGACTGATTTTTCAGTTATCAAAGGTGATGGCGGTGGTACTCAATATACCTTCTTAGAAGCTATTGATGCAGGAACTATTTGTCTTTTACATAAAAATTGGATTAGGCGGAACGACTCTATGAAGGATACAGGGGAAAATCAAAATTGCCTTTCTTTTTCTGACTGGAAATATGTAGCTAATTTTCTAGGAGGAAAAATACAACAGCATTTATCAACTTTTATAAGAAGCAATAGTGTGAAACTTTTGGTTAAACATGATGCAGTTAGAATAGCTGCAAGATATGTAAGGGCTGTCGTATGAACAAACAACCACCTCCATTTTGTATTCAAATAGAACTTACTGAGGGATGTAATTTAGCATGTTCTTTTTGTGGCATCGCGGGTATAAGAGATAACGGGGCTAATGGTCCAGAAAATACAACAGGTAAAGGATCATCTCCCTATAAGCACCTTTCTTATATGAATGCTGAAACGCTTGCTAAAAAAATAAAACAGGCTTGTGAAGAAAATAAATGGAACCCCCGTATAGAAATGGCTATGCATGGGGAGCCAACCCTTAACCCTGAATATAAGGAAATTGTGAAACTATTCCGATCGTATTTACCAAATACCCCCCTACAAATGACCTCCAATGGTGCAGGATTATTGCGAGGAAACTTAACTGAAAATATTAATGAACTTCTAACTGGAGGATTAAATGTTCTTTTACTGGATAATTACGAGAGAATAAAAATATGTGATAAAGTCAAAGAAAAATATGATGGACCTTTTAGTATTTTCGAATATCCTTTAAACAAAAAGGCTAATCCCCATAGAAGACGTAAACCCAGCCAACACGATATTGTGATCGTTCAAGATATTGAATCAGCCAGCCAAGGTAATCATTCTACTTTAAATAATCACGCTGGTTCAGCTTTCCCCCCTAATGAAAAGGGGCAAGGGAAAAGATGTGCTAAAGTATTTAGAGAAATATCTATAAGGTGGGATGGTAATGTCGCTATTTGCTGTAACGATTGGCGAGGAACCTATAAGTGCGGTAATGTTTTAGGCCACTCTTCGATAGAAAAACTTTGGCAAAACGGCCCCTTTCAAGCAGCGCGTAAGAAACTTTATCATGGGCAACGAGACTTTGGGCCTTGCGATGGTTGTGATGCGTTAAGCTATCGACCTGGATTATTGCCTGATAAAAATGGGAAAGAAGAGTATGGCGAACCCACTGGCGACGATCTCCGGAACATTGAACACGCCCTCAAGGGAGACTCGTACACTACTGCAGTCGCTCGCCCGTGGGAACGATGAGGTAGTGAATATATACGCAAGGAATGTCTCGGAAGCACTATATCTTGGGTTACAATATTTAGAGAAAGAGGGCACCTGGAGTTCTTCGCGTTCGGGACTTGTGATAGAAGCCCCTAATCCAGTAATGAGTATTTATAAAAGACCAGAAGAAAGAGTTTTGTTTTACCCGTCTCGAGATGCTAATCCCTTTTTTCATTTGTTTGAATCTTTTTGGATGTTAGCTGGAAGAAACGATGTCGAGTATGTTTCTAAGTTTAATTCTCATATAAGTTCTTTTTCAGACGACGGTATTTCTCTACACGGTGCTTACGGGTACAGGTGGCGAGAACACTTTTCAAAGGATCAACTTAATTTAATTGTAGAGCATTTAAAGAAAGAACCTGATTCGCGCCGTGCAGTTCTTCAAATGTGGTCGCCTGAAGATTTATTAAAGGCAACAGACAACCCAAGTTGTAAAGATGTACCTTGTAACACGCAAGTTTATTTTAAGATACGAAAAGGAAGGCTGCAGATGACAGTGTCCTGCAGGTCTAACGATATTATTTGGGGGACATATGGAGCCAACGCTGTTCATTTCTCGATATTACAAGAATACATAGCGGCAAGAGTGGGAGTTCCCATTGGAACATACTACCACTTGAGCGACAGCTACCATGCTTACGAAAAGGTATATAATAAAGCGTTAGATGTATTGCATCAGAAAAATACAGGAGGTACTCTTTGGTATGACTCTTATCTAGGGTGGAATCAAGGAATGCACTATACACCAGAGCCGATGTTTTCTGCGCCAGAACATATTGACAAAGATGTAAATAAATTTATTGATACGCCGATAACACATTATTACGAAAATAGCTTTTTTGAGGAGACCGCAATTCCTATGTTGCTAGCATGGCAATCATTTAAACAAAAACGATATGATGAAGGACTTTCTAGGCTAGAAAAAGTAAAAGCGTTAGACTGGAAGAAAGCCTCAGTTGAATGGTTAGAAAGAAGGAAAGAAAAATGGGAATTAAACAAGAAGTCGAAGAAGTAGCCCTCTATGATGCAGAAGCACTGGAAAGTTCACAAAAAAGTTATGGGGACAGTTGGAAGAAACGCGGTGGAGTTGGCGCATTTATGATGCTGGCCCGTAAATGGGACAGACTTGAAAATCAAGTTAAGAAATTTAACTATGATATTTTTAAAGCAATCTACGACGACCCTTCCCCTAAAGGGATTTTGGATGATATTGGAGACCTGAGACGTTATTTATTCCTAGTTGAGGCTGAAATACGGAAAGAATTAGGCGGTTTCGCCCTAGCAGCTCCTCAGGAGGCCCCTGAAGCGAAGGAGCGGGTTCCGGGGAGTAACCCCCTAGGAACCCGCGTGGAGGGGACCAGGTATTCACCTGAGCGCGGACTTTAATCTGAAAAGCTTAAGAGTTGGACATGGCTGTAAAATTTAAGTGTCTTTGCGAAGAAGAATCTTTCGATGCACCTGAAAGTCTTTTCACAGATTTTAAATGGCCAAAATGTTCTTGCAATAAACCTTTTACTATTTTGGGAGTAGAAAGTGAGTTATCAAATCCCCCTACTGCAAACAGAAAGCCCGTGGTGTCCACCGGAAACACTACCCGATCTAAAAAACGCTGACTGTATTGCAATAGATCTTGAAACTCGTGACCCTAATCTTTTAACGAAAGGTTCAGGATGGGCTACCAATGATGGATATATTATTGGAATTTCAATCGCGGTAGATGGATGGTCAGGGTATTTTCCCATACGGCACGATAACGGGAGCAACTTAGACCCCACTTTAATTTTAAATTGGCTTAAAGAACAATTGTCTACAGATTGTGACAAAGTATTCCATAATGCGATGTATGATGTAGGTTGGTTAAGACGCGAAGGGGTCGAAGTCAAAGGTGAGATAAAAGATACTTTAATTGCCGCCCCATTATTAGATGAAAATCGTTTTTCCTATTCTCTTAATGCACTTGCCAAAACTTATATAGCTTCTTCAAAAGATGAAAAAATCTTACGCGCAGCTGCACAAGAATGGGGGATTGATGCTAAAGGTGAAATGTGGAAACTTCCTGCCATGTATGTTGGTCCATACGCAGAGCAAGATGCTAAAGCTACATTAGAACTTTGGAAGGTATTGAAAAGAGAAATTCAAAAAAACGATTTAGATTTCATCCTAAACCTAGAACTATCACTTATACCGTTACTAATAGAAATGCGTTGGAGAGGTATAAGGGTTGATCTTGAAAAAGCAGAAAAGATTAAAAAAGATCTGGAAAGACGAGAAAAAAATATTTTACAAAAAATAAAGAAACAATACAATCGTGATGTTGAAATTTGGAATTCACGCTCTATATCAGAAGTATTTGATAAAGCAAAAATCACTTATGACTATACTGAAAAAACACAAGCCCCTAAAATAGATAGAGCATTCTTACAAAACCATCCTCATGAACTTCCAAGAATGATACTAGAGGCACGTGAACTCAATAAATCAAATACCACTTTTATCGATTCTATTATAAGATATCAATGTAATGGCCGTATTCATGGAGAAATACATTCTTTACGTTCTGACAGAGGCGGTACAGTATCGGGTCGCTTCAGCTACAGTAATCCAAACTTACAACAAATACCATCAAGGCATAAAGTTCTCGGACCCTTAATTCGTTCCATCTTTGTCCCTGAATTAGATGAACAATGGTATTCAATTGACTATTCCCAACAAGAACCAAGGTTGGTTGTTCATTATGCATCGCTTTTGAAACTTCCTGGAGTTGATACTGTTGTTAAAACATATAAAGAGGGAAAAGCCGATTTCCATTCTATTGTAGCTGAAATGGCTTCTATCCCACGTCGTCAAGCCAAGGATATCAATCTTGGATTATTTTATTCTATGGGAGAAAAAAAATTAGCTGACCAATTAAATATTTCTATAGATGAAGCTCGTGAGTTATTTCAGAGATATCATAAAAAAGTTCCGTTTGTAAAAATGTTAAGTGATTATTGTAAAAATAGGGCAATGCACAAAGGAACTATACGCACAATTCTTGGTCGTAAATGTCGCTTTGATTTATGGGAACCCCATCAATACGGCACAGGTAAATTGGCACAATTTGAAAAAGCCCAATCTGAATTTGGACCCAATATAAAAAGAGCATTTACCTATAAAGCTCTAAATCGTTTAATACAGGGGTCCGCAGCAGATCAGACAAAAGCAGCAATGAGCGCTCTTTTTAAAAAGGGTATGATTCCATTATTGCAGGTACATGATGAACTTTGTTTTTCTTCAAAAGATACAAATGAAATCAAAGAAATAGCTGAGATCATGGAAAATTGTATCGAACTTGAAGTACCTTCTCAAGTTGATATTGAGTATGGCAATAGTTGGGGGGAGGCAAAAACAATATTTACAGATAAACCTTGGCAACGTAGTATTGAAAATGGTAGCGGTAAAATGCAGGTATAATCATGAGCAAAATGGTGAATGGTATGTTAAATTGGTTGTTGAATCGCCTTTGTGAACCTTCTACTTGGTGCGCTATAGGAGGAACAGTTAGTATTGTCGGCCTCTTTATTGGCATGGATGTAATGGTTTACATAGGATTGGCAGGAGCTGCCATAGCATTTGTGCTAAAAGAAAAGGATGTTTTTTGATAGAAAATGTCTATGGTGTGGCCATGGACAAGAAGTATTTGTTCATGGCCATTACCAATGTACTAATTGCGGCAGCATTACAGATGAATGCTGTTCAGGAGAAATTTCCCAAAATTTACCCATTCCATGGAAAACTTGTAAATGGTGTGATGATTTAATTGACCCTGATGAGTGCTTTGCTACTTATAAAATGGGATCTTTTGAATGTGACTTATGTAAACGCATCATCAGTTGAAGATAAAAGGTAAAATATGACAAATCGACACCAAGAGACAATTTCGTTTGAACGGAATTTTGCCGATAGCTTATGCAATTCAATCCATTATTACTGGCGTAATCGTGGATACAATATAACGGTTTCTGTAGATTCACTAGAACACCATCAACACAGCAAACCAAAAAATGCGAAAAAAAGAAGTCACAGCATTCCAGTTTTTCCCATTCGTAGCAATGTTGGACTTAAAGGCTACCCACCGAAGTGGCCAGAATAGGCAATAGGAGTAAAGAGGCGTTTTCTCTATAAAATCATACTTTATAATAAAGCTACTATATAATTCATGTTAAAGGAAAATAGTTATGCAGGAAATGGAACACCCTTTTGGATTTGAGCCTAGTGAAGACATACTCCCTATTCCAGTCATAACTAAAAATCAGCTTGTAGAGGCAAACCAATGGGCCATTAACGTAGGCTATAACAGGGCTGTGGAAATTGCTCCTTTAGAAAAACTTCTAGATAATTATAGCGAAGATATCAGATTCCCAATACTTTTATCTTTTCTCCATGAGCACAGGGCCGGAGAGCCTTGTGAACCACATATGCGTTGCCAAATAGTTTTGGGACCTACTGGACCTAAAATTCTTGTTGACGTAGATATGGACCTATTTGAACGCTTGGATAGAGTATCTTTAGAAGATTAAAAAAACCTTAATCTTTTTAACTGGGCTTTTATAATAGTTAGCGTTAGAAACTTATTAGAGAAAGGAAAGAAAGATGAGTGCTCAAGTTGAAACTATGGCATATGCCGGGAGAGTTCCTTGGCATGGCCTGGGGGTTCCGGTAGAGGACACTATGACCCCTGAAGAAATGTTAGAGGCGGCTGATTTAAATTGGACCGTTTCTAAACGACCTGCATATACCCTCACAAGCCCAGAATGGTCAGATGAAACTACGGTAATGCAAACTGAAGGCCATTACTTTATTGTAAGGGACTCAGATAATACCGTTCTTTCCGCTTGTGGAAATGACTACGTTCCTTTTCAAAATGCCGATACTTTTAAATTCTTCAAAAAGTTTGTATCGGCAGGGGATATGAAAATGGAAACAGCAGGTTCATTGAAGAATGGCCAAGATATTTGGGGGCTGGCAAAACTTGAGTGCAGCTTTGAACTTGCTGGGGGAGATAAAGTAGAAGGATATCTACTAATTGATTCTCCCCACGTTTCAGGAATAGCCCTTACTATTATGTTTACGCCTATACGGGTCGTTTGTGCTAATACGATAGCTATGGCGTTAAACACTGATGGTAACAAGTTCAGGGTACTGCACCTACAGGCTTTTGATGGTGATATTATAAAGGCCGCTGAAACAGCACTAGGGATAAGTTCTGAATTAATGGAAGATTTTCGTATTCAAACGGAATTCCTTAGTTCCCGAACAGCAAAGCACACAGAAGTTCAGAACTATGTCGCTGAGTTGTTTCAACCAAAACTTCTCATTGAACGCGGTAAGATGGAAATCGCTAATGACATGCCGTTATCTGACGAATTCTCTCGAACCGCTGACCAAGTATATGAGTCTATATACAACTCACCTGGGTCAGATTTAAGTTCCGCAAAGGATACTTGGTGGGGAGTTTTCAATGGAGTAACCTACTTCATTGACCATAAAAAGCGTGAGAACGAACGTATCCTCGGAGGAGCGTTATACTCAAGTTGGTTAGGTCAGGGGGCGGCAACCAAAAGGAAAGCTCTTGGGTTAGCTACGGAATATGCTGACGCAGCGTAAAAGAGAAAAGGGACAACTTAGCGGTTGTCCCTTTTTTTATGGTACTTTATAAAATTAGCTATAGGTTAACTAAAGAAAGAAAGAAGGTGTTGTCATGGATATCGTTCAGCCTAAAGACTTAAAGACAGCTATCGAAAAAAGAATTGTGAATATTAAGGATGGGACCGCCACTAAGAAAAAGCCCATTAGTGGAAAATCTTCACATTCTCCTAAGATCAAACAGGCGACAAAGGTGCCCAAACCAGAATCGTCTGGTTCGGTACGCCATAAGTTTCCGGGTAACACAATTCATGTTATTGGGGATGAACTTCCTGTTCGCAAAGGTACTCGTCGCGCAGAAATCTTCGCGCTATTTCAAGATGGAATGGGAGTTTCCGATTTTTTGAGTACTGCCCGTAAACTTCATGGCGGTAGCCCGGATATTCAAATTGCTTTGGACAAGGGCTATATAACTATTGCTTAACCAAAAGAGAGGGTGGCGTAGGATCAGCCCTACGCCACCCAGTTTTAAGGGTTATAACAAAATTTGTCATCGTACAAACCCCCTGACCGTCGCCCCACAGTTAATGTGAAAGTTGGTAAATTTATTGCTTCATTGGGATATGATCCAGAAACAGGTGTAACTTATGAAGTATTTTTTAGTAGACGGGGTAAAAGAGCTAATGATTTTGGCATCAGTGAAGATCTTTATGAACTTGGAATTGCTATTTCAAAAGAAATGCAAACTCTTTTAGGGAGGAAGAAGTATGGAAATTCTTAGTGGAGTCTTAGTTCTTTTAATAATTTATTGGATGTACTCTTCAATGTGAAAGATAAACTTTACCTTTATTCTGAGTTATGTTACTTTAAACTTACTATAGTAGTAAAAAAGAAAGGAGGCCTAGAATGGCCAAAGGTTATGAATTAGATAAAAGTGTCCCTATTCCTACAGACTATCGTAGTACGGATATTAAGTATCCGTTTGATGAAATGGAAATAGGCGACAGCTTTTTTATCGTCCCTGAATATGAAGATGAAACTGTTAAACGAGTGGGTAACCGTGTTGCTCAAGCAAGGCAATCTTATCAAAAGCGTATGGCAAGGCAGGGGACTGAAGTTAAGTTCACGCAACGCCAATGGGTTGAAAAAGATATCGCCGGACTCAGGGTTTGGCGCGTACCTGCGGAGGAAGAAGAAAATGGGGAAAGTTAAAGAATGGGGGATGGCTATGGAAGAGCTCGCGGAGGAAGCTGTCCTTGCGGGCATGGGTGAAACCGAAGGTGTTGAATATATGATCAACAACTTGGGAGAAAAATATCCCGGGTATAAAGATGAACTTAAAAAGATTTTTCAAAAAACTTTGAGCATGCTTTACCAAGGAGAGCCACTATAACTGAATACCAAATCGGACCAATAAAGTAGAGATAAAAGATAAATAAAGCGGGGTCTTTCTTAATCTGAGCGGTTATAATTAGTTAGTAAGTAGAAAGTTAGAGAGAGGAGGGGGTTATGAGTTGCCCTAATTGCGATAATAAAAATTACGAAATTGGCCAACCTTGCGCCGATTGTAATTTTTACGAAAAACCTGAATATTGGGATTTAGGTTTTTGTCCTATTTTCATTGAACCAAATAATTGGGCAGTTTGCTTTAACGGTAGCGTTGTGGAAAAGGAATTTGCCTCTTTCCGGGACGCTGCCGATTTAATTTCTATTTGGGATAATGAAATGAATCTATCATATATGACCCTACTAACCACAATAGGAGGACCAACTAATGGATGCAGGAAATAAGTCAATAGCTGTTGACCATGAAACTTGGGAAATTCTTCAAATTTGGGCCAGCCAGGAATGTCGCACGGTAAGCGGTCAAGTTCGTTGGCTGACCAAGAAGAATGCACCCCCCTACATTCTCCGGAAAATAAAAGAACAGCCCAATATTGACCAACAGTCCAATGTTGAATATGGTGACGAGAGCCTGGGTGAGATTCTAGAAGCTAGGATGCCGCCGGACCCCCCGTGGGACTCAGAGCCAGATAAACCCGAAGAAATTGAGTTTAATCCGTGGATAGCTTCCCCGACCAGGCCACGGTCAAGGCGGATGTCGAGAAAGTCACAACTTTTTCTTGTTATAAATGCACTTTATCAGATGAATGAGCCACTCACTGTTTTAGAATTGGGCAACTTAATCCCTGAACTTACTCAAGATAAAGTAAGTAAGATGGCAAGCTACGCTTTTGGCACCGGATTGCTTGCTCGCAAAACCACAAATAAGGGTCAACCAGGTAGGTTTTTGTTTCAGTTAACCAAGGTTGGGAAAAGGCATATGGATAATGCCGTATAAAAAAACCAGGTTCAGCTGCTGCTATTATCTATCGAGGGGGTTTGATACGACAGTTCTTAACGGCCTTCCCGTCACAATTTGTTATGAAGTCTTAAAGGCCGAACCGGACGTTGGTATTACGAGTGACTATATTGAAGATATGTGGATCCTTATTAAAAAAGAAAGAAAAAATAAGGGTCCAAGATGGGAAATTGCCCGTTGGATTGAGGATCGCTTAACCAATAAAGATTGGGCTGTACTTGAAGAAAGGGCAATGGAGGATCATCATGGAATATAAAAAGCATTTCGCCGATAAAAAACTAGACTCTGATAATCCTACTCGCTGTGTGATAAATAATTATTATTCAAAAAAGGCCACACATGGAACAATCTGTGGTCGCTCTTTAATGGGAGTATCCAAGTTTGATGTTTGCACTGATGAGGGCGAAATCTTACTAAATATTGATGGAAAATATATTATCCCAGAAGGTAATCCCAATGCGGTTACTCACATCTTAAAGAGTGGATAAAAGACTAAGGGTCTTTAAAAAAGTGGGCGCTTATACTTTAGGGGTAACGGTAACTTAATCCTGGGGTAAAAAAATGGCTCAATGTTCCTATTGTAAAACGCGCTATCCTACGGTTACGGCGGATTATCCATGTGGTACGCGGCTGATGCTTCTTCAAGAAACCTCTAAATTCAAGACAGCAGAAGATGGGCTTTTCTTCGAATTTTGTGAATCTTGCGGTAGCGACCCTCAATATGCGCGTACTAATGGCGAAACTGGGGAGCTGGTCACATTGGCTCAACATTGGGAGAACTGCCTTTATGAATCAAACCCCGCTAAAGACATGGGCTGTCACATGGTTCCTCATCCAGAAGAGTAAAAAGGGGGGGGTATTCTTTAGCTCCCCCTTTATACTTTAGGGGTAACGGTAACTAACCATAAAGGGGCTAAAAAATGACTGACGTAAACTGGGTAAAAGACGCTGATTATTACGAGACTCAATCAACCGTACTAAATTCTTTCTTCACAAAATTGTGGAATTCTGGAAAAGAAGAAATCTATATCTACGACCCTGAAGTAAGCGATGATCAACCCGACGAATACCTGCGGGTATTAGATGATGCGCCCGATAAACTTTGGGATGAATACTTTGAATACACTAGCCGTGATGAATATCACCGGGTTGCTCGTAAAGAACAAAAAGACGGCGCTATGCTTTTAATTGTTCGTGAATGTTATCCGGGAGTTACGGAACTCCCCCCGCTATACCTTTTAATTAGGGGGGACTAAAAAATGACTGAATATAAATGGGGCGAATGGGAAAAGATTGACCTTACCCTACCATTCTTTATTAAAGGTCAAGATACATGGCGGACAGTTAAAGAGAATCAAATTCTAATGGATATTTTTTCTTTAGAATTGGAGGGTAAAAATCTTGAATACTTTGACTCTGAAACTGATCGAGTGCCGCGTATCCCTGACGAATTAAAGATGTACTGTCCCACAGATGATCAGAATACTGAATTCTGGCCAACTAATATGTTAACATTTTTTTATGATTTGGTAGGGGTTCACCCGTATGATTGGGACAAATGGTTCCACCTCAATCATAGCTCTTCCCACCATACAATTGTTAGTGGGTATAGGAATCTTCGTCTCGGTGATGGTTGGTATTTGGTAAAGTTTGAGAATCTTTTCCCCATTATTATACGGCCAATCAAGGAGGAAAATAATGGCTAACTCTAGCAATCGAAAATGGAAAGTCAAAAACGGCACTTATGTGACAGACAGTCATAGCAGTTATGATAATGTATCCGGATGGTACATTATTAGCTACTCTCCCTTAACTAATCCACCATGGACAGTGTTAAATGCCTATTCTACTGAAGATCCTGAGTGTTGTTGGCTTGATGATGAAAATAAATGGAATTGTTATCTGCAAGATGAAGCGGTGAGGCTCGCCGAAGAAAAAGGGTTAACATCAAAAAATACTATCCTAAGTATTGTAAAAGATGATGAGGCGTTTACGGGTAACATATTATACGGATAAAAAAGTAAGGGTCTTTTAAAAAGAGAAAGGGTCTTTCAAAAAGTGGGCCTTTATACTTTAGGGGTAAGGCTAACTAATCATAGAGGGGTTTAAAAATGACTGACTGGAAACTGCCCACTGCTAAATGTCCAAACTGCGGGGGCGACGGTACTATCGTACATAATGAGAAAGAGACTGTTTCCCAGGATGGATGGAGCGTAACGCTCGAATTCGAAAACTGGCCGTGCGAGCGCTGTGGTTCAACTGGAAAAGTTTCCAGTGGTAGGGTTAACTAACCATAGAGGGGTTTAAAAATGGCTGATACTAGCTGGCGTAACTGGGAAGTCAAAAACGGGGTTTATGCCACTGAGAATTCTGGGGCGGTAACTCATTGGGTACTTCTTTCAATCAGTGATGAATGGGAAGTCCTAGGAACATACAATACAGAAGAAGATATTTATCGCTTAGACTATAATTATGGCGAACCGTGGGATGAATGGGCCGCTTTTCTTCAAGACGAAGTAGTGCGCCTCGCCGAAGAAAAAGGTCTCACTCCTAAAAATACTGGGCTTCTTATTTGCTGTCAAGAAGGGTTTTATGGGAGCCAAATCATGGGATATAAAGTCATGGGATATAAAGCTGAAAAAGATGATGGCCCCTTAAAAGCTGGGGAATGGAGGGTTAAAAATGGCTGAATATACACTCATAGAAGAATTCACCACTCCCGTAATAGATAGTGGAAATGGTGAGAAAAACCGATGGGAAGGTTATATCACTCAAGGACTACCCTATCCTGACTTTATAAATGGCGAAGGGAAAGAGGGCTGGTTTTATAAACCTACTTATGATCCTCAAAAAACTTACCTCACCCTTGCTTGGGTTGATGAAGAAAATGGAATCACTAACGAAAATCGGGTAATGGAACTCACGGGCTTGGGTGGTGATTCTCCCGAAACTCGTTCTTGGCCCCTTATGCTGAAAGGATATCACGGTAGCTGATAAAAGAGTAAGGGTCTTTAAAAAAGTGGGCGCTTATACTTTAGGGGTAAGGCTAACTAACCATAGAAAGGTTTAAAAATGACTGATCCATCAAAAATTATGTGGGCGCCCCCCTCTAATTTTGGGGGCGGGGTTATAGGATGGTTTTTACTAGCTGTTACCAATCCTGGGGTCAAAGATACCTACCACGCCGAAACTCAAGCGGGGTGGATAGTTCTTGGTCAATACAATACAGAAGATGATATTTATTCAGAATATGATTCTAGCGAAGAATGGAATAAATTTCTTCAATGTGAATTAGTGCGCCTCGCTTTAAAAAAGGGGTTTGGATCAGAAGCCGTACTCTTTATTGCCTCGGAAATAATGTGTCTCGAAGCGATAAAAGAGTAAGGGTCCTCTTTAAGTGGGCCGTTATACTTTAAGGGTTAAATGGTACTTAATAGGAGGTTATAGAAATGCGAAATCTAAGTAAATTAAAGGGGCATATTATTAATGTGATTCTCAGTCCCGAGGATGGGGGCTACTCACCCATACCAGATGCGGCGTGGGTCAAAGATCTGGGCCTCAGCCCATCAGAAATATCAGACTGGCTGGCAGATAGTGTTGCTGATCAAAACTCACCCGATGCTATTTATGCGGGCATGGGCGATACGGGCGATTGGTACGTGGCTTGTATCAATGACGAGTAATTAGAGTAAACGGGGCGGGTTTTTAAAAAAGTGGGCGCTTACTATTAGGGGTAAGGCTAACTAACCATAGAAAGGTTTAAAAATGGCTGACTGGAAAAAGGTTGACCTCACTACCTACCCGTTCTTTCTTAAAGATGAAATCGGCACCGGCGGCCTAATCCGCGACGCCCAGGCAATAGCCGGTGCCGGGTTGATCCGCCAATCGACTATAAAAGATCGAATTGTCATGGATCTTTTTTCTTTAGGATTGGGGGGTAAAGGTCTTGAATACTTTGATTCAGAAACTGATTCACCTCCACCTATCCCCGACGAATTAAAGATTTACTGTCCAGTAGAAGAACAGAATACGGAATTCTGGCCTAGTAATATTGGTAACACGGAAGAATATCCGGATGATTGGGCCAGGTGGTTCTATCTCGATTATTTTGAACCTTACGAAAGTGTTAGTGCGTATAGGAATTCCCGTCTCGGTGATGGTTGGTATACGGTAGAGTGGGAAGCTCTTAGTCCTATTATTATACGGCCAATCAAGGAGGGAAAATAATGGGTCGTCGAGCACAAGTCGTAGTAACTGAACAAAAGGGCGCTCCTGATATATACCTTTATACTCACTGGGGGGCGGGAACTCTTGAAAATGATGTAGCTTTTGGCTTAGTACAAGGGAAGGAGCGATGGAGAGACTCTGAATACTTAGCGCGTATTATTCTTGATTCTCTTGGTGGGCGAAGCTTCTGGCCTCAATGTAACCGTCTCCCCAGTGAGGATGGCTTTGGTATTGGTACAGTTCTTCACTCCGACATTGAGAAATTGATTACTATTTCCCTTGGTGATCAACAAGTAAAACTCGAAATCATACATCCTACGCCTGAAGAAATAGAAAATAAAGTGGCTCCTATTCAAACATGGTCCTTTAAAGAGTTCTGTCGTGGTCCTTTAAAGAATTCTGTCGTCAAAGAACAAAAGAGTAAGTAATACGGTTACTCCGTTGGATGGTTATAGGGTGGTTCAGGGCATCCCGAAAACAAAGGGCGGTAGATACCAACGGAGGTTACCTTCTATCTACCGCCCATCCCTCACACTAAAAGGAGGATGCCATGGGTGATGATGAAGTTTGTGTAGAACCAACCCCGCGCCGCGTTTTTCAAATACATCTTTCGCATGATAAATTTAAACAGTTAGGTACGACCATAGCTCAGGAAAATACTCTACTTCAAAAATGGGAGCAACATTCTCAGGGTATGAGCTTTCCTGACTTTGTGGATAATGTTTTTAAATTGTCCTTTGACGACTGTGTGATGGTAAAATGGCAGGGAATGTGGCTAGGAATCGAAAAAGATGGCTACTCTCACACCTAACTTGACTCAAATAGTATTATTGAGGGTGCTATATATACGACTCGAGAAAGGGTAAGTTAAAAAAAACTTTTTAGGAGTTATTACCAATATGCCAATAACTAAAGAGCTAAGTTCTTGAATTATAACTGGTTGTTCTATATTGGTGGTTCATATTGGCATGGTATTGGAACATCAGTATCAATATGTGTTCACCCCACCGGGAAAATCAAATTTCTATAACTGTATTGAATCTCGAGGTATATTATAAGGGAGGAGGATCGAAATGCCGCGAAGGAAGAATGAAACTACCAATCCGGTGCTATCTAAATCTCTGACTGCTCGCCAAAAGAAATTCGCCGAAGAAATAGTTCTTGGTAGATGCTCCAATGCTGAAGCTGCTAGACGGGCGGGCTATGCCGACAGCTCAGCCAAAGTTCGGGCGTGTGAACTTCTTGACGTTGGTAAATTCCCCCATGTCGCCACCTATGTCAATGAACTTTATCAAGAGATGGCTCGGAAATACGAAGTCACATATGAAGGTCATGTCAGAGACCTAGGTGATCTACGTGATAGGGCCGCTGCCAACAATCAGTTCAGCGCGGCGATATCTGCTGAAACTAATCGTGGTAAAGTTGGGGGGCTGTATGTTGATCGTAAAGAAGTTCTTTATGCTCATATTAATGCGATGTCCAAAGAAGATCTGATTCGTCGTCTTGAACAATTAAATAAAGAATCCAAAGGTGTACTTTCCACAGTTATAAATGGTGAGTATAAGAATGTCACCGAAGCCTGAATCTAGATTGTGGAAGGCGTTACGCGACGGAGTTACGGGGATTCATTGGGTCAGGATTGAGTCATGGACGTCGCCTGGAGTCCCAGATGTCAATGGGTGTGGTGATTTCGGGGAATTTTGGATAGAACTCAAAGTAACGAAAAGTAATCGAATCACTCTGTCGCCTCATCAGATATCTTGGCATCTTACAAGAGCACGGTATTCGGGTCGTTCATACATCTTAGCAAGGGAGGTGAGTAAAGAACCCCTCTTTTTGTTTTCTGGAAATCAAGCAAAAGACCTTGCTGATAACAAAGTCTCTCAGATCCCACCGATGGTTAAGATCCCTTACCCATATGATTGGGCGAAGTTGATAAGCACGATAGAGAAGGACTGTAGATCTACCGCGTAGATCCCTCCCTGACTACGCGAAACTGGCCCCACTCCGGTGGGGTCTTTTTTTGTCATCGCTTGTCGCTTTGATCGCTTTGATCGCTTTGATCGCTTTGATCTGACCCATCCTGACCATACCTAACCTAACCTAACCTGACCTAACCTGACCTAACCTGACCTAACCTGACCTAACCTAACCTAACCTAACCTAACCATCTAAAGGATCTTCCAGATCTGAGTAGCCGCATTGGGATTAGCACCAGTAATTAGAGTATTAAGGCCGGGTGTTCATTTTACTGGGGGCTTATACTTTAGGGGTTATAAGGGTTAAACGGTTACTAACCAGGAGGTCAAAGAAATGGATGATTCAGTGAAAATGATGGCCCGTACGGAGGTCATTGACGGCTTCTCTTATGAGATCTTTATTACTAAGGGTAGGTTTGACGACCCTCATCACGAGCAGGGTATTAAGCTAGATCCTAAAGCTATTTACCTAAACGTAGGGGTAATTGACGAGGTAAATGGTATAACTCACGACCATCAAGTTTTCGACTTGACTAGTTATTGTGAACTGGTGTACCCTAAATAAGGGGAGTAAAAAGAGTAAACGGGGCGGGTGTATTAAACTCGCCCCGTTATACTTTAGGGGTTATAAGGGTTAAACGGTTACTAACCAGGGGGTAAGACGATGCGTAAAAGTTACTTAAAAACAGGTGAGCTGATCTGTGAGTTTATTGACACTTACGAGGGTACTCAAAGCGGTCAGCCTATATGGTCTAAGATCACTGATCACTTAACTCAAATAGGGCATGTAACCAAACAGGGGGGCTCTTGGCGACAGTCTTCAGCCCAGCATGCTCTAGTAAGGTACTGCGAGAAGACCAACACAGACTACCCCTTACGTCAGCGGCGGGGTACTGAGAACAACCCCAAAATTAACGAGATAACGATCACTTTAAAGATAACGCTGCCAGCAGGTCAAAAGGTAAATGTGATTGTAGAGTAAGCACCACTAAAAAGGGTGTGAGGATATGGTGATTGTGTTGTGGCGCATCGTTTGTAACTGAATACCTCGGAGGTTGGTTACCTCCTTCCTTCTAGGTCGCTTGTCGCTTCTAGGTCGCTTGTCGCTTCTAGGTCGCTTGTCGCTTCTAGGTCGCTTGTCGCTTCTAGGTCGCTTGTCGCTTGTCGCTTGTCGCTTTGATCTTAAAGATCATGTACATCTGACGACTCTCACCCACGCCACCCACGCCACGCCGCCCACGCCGCCCCACCCAGGCCGCCCACGCCGCCCACGCCCAGGTTTACTTAGCTTACTAAGTAAGCCGTATTTACTTAGCTTACTAAGCAAATAAGCAAGGGGGTCAAGCCCTGCGTATAGTGCATGGCAGGTATACCATTTATGGGCTAGTACTACCGGGTCGGCAAGCGCATGATCAGGGGGCAGTCAATAAGGGCTGCGTAACCGGAAGGTACTACAAATGGCTAAATTAGCTACTAAGCTAACGTTCGAAGTAACGGACGCTTTCATACAAGCCCTGCCCAAAGTGCAGAACGTAATGTTGCACGTATGGCTTGCCGCCAACCCTGGCGCCACCATAAACCCCATTGCGGGCGTAGTGGCTGAAGGGGGCTTGCCGCCGTATATCCATAGGGCCACTGGCAAGCGTGCCGATATAGTTATAATGATGGTCAAGGGTATGCCCGTGGCTAAGTTTTTGCCAGCGGCCAAGCGTCTAGGTGGCGGCTACCCTGACATGGTGGCAGGGTTGCTTGGGGGCTACAGCCCAAGTTCCAAGACTTGGGGCAAGCCTGCCTTTACGCTTACCGCATAGGCGGCTAACTAAAGCGGGGGGCATATGCCCCCCGCCACTTCAAGGGGTAAACCAATGCAACCTATCAAGTGGCCCAAAGGGTATGTACCGGGGGTAGCCTACTTAGACCTAATGATGGCCCTACATAGTGGATACTCGACTAGTGGCAAGACCTATAGCAAACCAACTATTCAAGGGGTAAACCAATGCAACCTATAGAACGACCCAAAGGCTACACCCATGCGCCCAAGGCTACGGTCATATGGGATATACTGCTAGATGAATGGCAGCCCACTACTAGTCGAAGGGGCGACATGCTTTCGATTAGGGGGCTAGCTATTCCTGCCATAGCTGAGGCCGAGCAAGTGTACCAAGGCGAACTATACTAGCAAGCTAACTAGTCCAACATGGGGGGCAGCCCACAGGCTGCCCCCACCAAGCCCCCTACCAAGTAGAGGAAATCTATTAGCAAAGCAACTATTAGCCCAAGCCCACCAAGGGGGGGCACCCCCCCTATATGCGCCGCCCCTAAGATGGGTCCAGTTTTGTACATTCGAAATAGTTCTTAATCAGAAATTATTGAAATTTGTTCTTTACTTTCATGGTTTAAAAAAGGTTTATAAAGATTAATTGTGGCGACGATCCAATACATAAGGGGTATCTTCCTCAGAAATATGAAGCTAGTATGACAGCAATAGGTACAGTGTTTTATGAGTAGTGAAGAAATTATTTAAATTTCAAGCGGAAAAGGCTTAGTAGTGATTTTAAAAGATAAACAGCTCAATGCCCGTTTACAAAGTTTAAGTAAGGAATTGCTCGAAGAGTACCTCGCTTTAACAACAAGATTACAGGAAATATCTGAAAGTGAAGAGGGCCACCAAACTTTTTTAAAATTTGTCAAGTACGTTTGGCCAGATTTTATTGAGGGCGCCCACCATAGAGTCTACGCCGAAAAACTCCAGGCCGTCGCAGACGGTTCTTTGAAGCGACTGATTATCAACCTTCCCCCTCGGCATACAAAATCTGAATTTGCGAGCTACCTTTTTCCCGCATGGCTGGTAGGCCGAAATCCAAAATTAAAGATTATTCAAACAACGCATACCGGCGAATTAGCCATGACCTTTGGTAGAAAGATGCGTAACTTGATTGCTTCGAATGAGTTCAGGAAAATTTTTCCAGAGTCCGGCCTAAGCCCCGACAGTAAGTCTGCTGGCCGGTGGACTACTACTAAGGGGGGTGAATATTTTGCTAGTGGGGTAGGGGGCGCAATTACGGGTCGCGGCGCGGATCTTTTGATTATTGATGACCCCCATAGTGAGCAGGATGCTTTAAGTGAAGCCGCTATGGAAAATGCGTATGAGTGGTATACTTCCGGACCCCGGCAAAGGCTCCAACCTGGAGGAAGCATCGTAATAGTGATGACTCGCTGGGGGGAGCGTGACCTTACCGCAAAAGTTTTGAAGCAACAGGCGTTTTCTGAAAAAGCGGACCAATGGGAAGTTGTTGAATTTCCCGCTATTCTAGAGACTGAAGATGGGGAGTCTAAACCCCTTTGGCCAGAATTTTGGAAACTTGAAGAACTTGAAGGTGTGAGGGCTTCTTTGAGTTCTCAAAAGTGGAGCGCACAATGGTTGCAAAAACCCACTGCCGATGCAATAAGTATCATCAAACGCACCTGGTGGAAACCGTGGGAAAAGGAACAAATACCCAATTTAGAATACATTATTCAATCTTATGACACAGCATTTCTTAAACATGAGCACGCTGACTATTCCGCTATTTCAACATGGGGTGTTTTCACCCCTGACGAGGACAGTGGCCCAAATTTGATGCTTCTAGATTGTATAAGGGGGCGGTATGAATTTCCAGAATTAAAACGTGTGGCATTAAAAAATTATCACTATTGGGAACCCGACATAGTTATAATTGAAGCAAAGGCCAGCGGCTCCCCCTTAACTCAAGAGCTGCGGGCTATGGGTATTCCAGTGATGAACTTTTCTCCTGGACGAGGGCAAGATAAACACGCACGAATAAATTCAGTAGCCCCCCTTTTTGAAAGCGGTATGATATGGGCACCGGAGAAAAATTTTGCGGAAGATATGATAGAGGAATGTGCACAATTTCCTAATGGCGAACATGACGATTTAGTTGATTCTATGACTCAAGCCCTGCTTCGTTTTCGTCAAGGAGGGTTTATTGGTCACCCTGATGACTATAAAGAAGAGGACAGTGGCTATCGAAAGAGGCATCAGTATAACTATTATTAATGACTGATGGATTTTTCACTTCTCAAAACACTGCTCCCTGTAGTTATTTTTGGTGTTGGTGCGCTTATCGTAGCCGTTCGACTTCAATCAGAAGTTAAGGGTTTGAAACGAGATGTGAGGGATTTAGAGAAGAAAGAAGCTTACATCCGCGTGGTGAAACTTGAAGTTGAAATGGAGGTCGCTAGAAAGAGTATTGGAGATCTGTGGAATAAAATGGATGAGATGCGTGAAAGGTTTAATGGTGGGACAAAATAAACTTTTCAAAGTAACAACTTTAGTTTAGGATAAATGATTATGCCCCGTGGTCCAGGAACTTATGGTAAAAAAGTTGGTCGTCCGCCAAAGAAAAAGAAAAATAAAAAAACCAAAAGTAAGGGAAAGAAGACATAATGGCTAATAATCCCCTTATACCTCCTTTAGAAATAGAACGTCCTATTCGAACGGATATTCCGTTGGCTGAAGATGAGGTTTTTGCAAATATTGAAGATTTTTCTAACGGAGAACTTTCTGAAGAATTCGTTGAATTAGAAGACCCAGAAGTATTGGGAACTGATGAAGATGGGTCAGTTACTATCGCTTTTGGTGCAGAAGAGATATCTGAAACTTCTGAAGATTTTTATGAAAACCTCGCAGAAACAATGGACGAGGCTGAACTTTCTGCATTAGCTGCAGAACTTTTACAAAGTTATGAAGAAGATAAAGAAACTCGTCAGGATTGGGAGCGTACTTATAGCGAGGGACTTAGTCTATTAGGAATGGGAACTTCTGACAGGACTGAACCGTTTCAGGGCGCGTCAGGAGTGTACCATCCTCTTCTTTCAGAAGCTGTGGCTCAATTTCAATCTTCAGCATATAAAGAGCTTTTACCTGCGGGCGGCCCTGTTGACACACGAGTAATTGGGAAAGATTCCCCCGATAAGACCCAACAGGCCAGTAGGGTAAAGGAGTTTATGAATTATCAAATTACGGAGGTAATGAAGGAATTCGACCCTGAACTTGATCAGATGCTATTTTACCTCCCATTATCTGGTTCAGCATTTAAGAAAATATATTATGATGAAAATTTAAAACGAGCTGTTTCTAAATTTGTCACTTCTGAAGATTTAATAGTTCCTTACGAAACTACAGATCTTCAATCAGCTAATCGCATTACGCATGTTATAAAAATGAAAACAAATGATGTGCGTAAATTACAACTTTCTGGATTTTATAGAGACATAGAGTTAGAACCTTCTCCCCCTGAGATTTCACAGGTTAGAGAAAAGATTGATGAACTCCAAGGAGTTCAAAAAACAAGTTACATGACGCCTGAAGTTATGACAATTTTAGAATGTCATGTAGACTTAGACCTAGAAGCAAATGAAGAAGAATCTGGAGGTATACAATCTCCTTATATTGTTACTCTAGAAGAGGGATGTTCACAAATTCTTTCCATTCGTAGGAATTGGGAAGAAAATGATGAAACTGAACAGAAGAAACAATATTTTGTTCATTATAAATTCCTTCCTGGACTTGGATTTTATGGTTTTGGTTTAATCCATATGATTGGGGGGCTATGTAAATCAGCAACAAGTCTTTTGCGTCAATTGATAGATGCAGGAACTTTAGCAAATTTACCCGCAGGTTTTAAAGCAAGAGGGTTAAGGGTTCGTAATGATGATGAGCCTTTACAACCTGGGGAATGGCGAGATGTTGATGCCCCAGGAGGCTCCCTTCGTGATTCTCTTTTACCGTTACCCTATAAAGAACCATCTGGAACACTTTTAAATCTATTAAGTGTGCTAGTAGATTCTGGTAGAAGGTTCGCGTCCATTACTGAACTTCAAACAGGCGACATGAATGAAGCAATGCCTGTTGGAACTACAGTGGCCTTGTTAGAACGTGGGATGCAGGTGATGTCTGCAATTCATAAAAGGTTGCATTATTCGCAGAAATTAGAGTTCACTCTTTTATCAAATACATTTGCTGAATACCTACCTGAAGAATATCCCTACGAAATCGCAGGTGGGGAACGTGTTATAATGGCGAGTGACTTTAGTGATCAAATAGACATTATTCCGCATAGCGACCCGAATGTTTTTTCAATGGCACAACGTGTCATGTTGGCCCAGACACAACTTCAATTAGCTACTTCTGCACCACAAATTCATAATTTACGACAATCCTATTTTAGAATGTATCAGGCTTTAGGGACTCAGAATATTAATGATATTTTGCCCCCTGATGAACCAGAAAATTCAAAAGACCCTGCAACTGAAAATGCAGATGCTCTTATAGGTGCCCCTCTTAAAGCATTTATACACCAAGCCCATGAAGCACACATAGCTACTCATATGGCATTTATGCAAAATCCAATATTCCAAAATAATCAACAAGCAATGCTTGTTTTACAAACGCATATTCAAGAACATTTTGCAATGCAGTATCGTCAACAAGTTGAACAAATGATTGGACAACCTTTACCAGTGGAGGGAGAGCAAGTGCCCCCCGAACTTGAAAATCAAATTGCACAGGCAGCCGCACAAGCCACTGCCCAAATTAGTCAACAGTCTCAGGCTTTTGCTGCGCAACAAGGTGAGGGGGGTATTGATCCATTACTACAAATTCGTATGAAGGAACTTGAACTTAAAGAACGTGACTTACAGCGTAAGGAAGCGGAGTCTCAATCTAGACTAGCTTTTGACACTAAAAAAGAACAGGTAAAAACGATTCTAGAAGAAACAAAAATTAATCAAGATTCAATTCAAGAAGCGGAACGTATATCAGTGCAACGTGAAAAAATACGGGTTCAATGATGATTGCTGCGCTCCTCCCCATGATACTTCCTATCATCAGTGATGTTATAGGACGATTTTTACCAGAGGACAAAGAAGCTGCTGAAAAGGCTAGACGAGAAATTGAATCAAGTCTGACAGATCATTTAGCAAAGATAGATCTTGCCCAACTTGAAATCAATAAGGCGGAGGGCCAACATAGATCTATTTTTGTTGCTGGTTGGAGGCCGTTCATAGGTTGGACTTGCGGTTTCGCTCTGGCGTATGCTTATGTAATTCAACCTATAGTCTCTTTTATTTTAGGGCAAACAGGTCATTTAGTACAGTTACCAGAAGTAGATATGGCTCTAATGATGCCAGTTCTACTTGGTATGCTAGGATTAGGTGGATTACGGACTTTTGAAAAATTTAAGGGAATATCAAAATGAGTGGATGTAACCCATGTAAATGCACTGGTTGTAAGTGCAAAAGGAGGTCGGATGTCTGATATTAAGCAAGTAAGTGCAGTACCTATAATTTACCAAACTGAAAGATTTACAGTTGATGGTATGCGTGTTCTTTCCCCCAAACCCATGGAAGTAGGGGAAAATGTTAAATCAAAAACTTTCAACCCTGAACCCAAAGGCGGTTCAAAAAGAAAAGCTCGTGGGGGGGGAGCCGCTACTAAAGGTCTGAAATTTGAAGGAGTTCTTTAATGGATGACCTTTGGTTTTGTGACAGACTACTAAAAGTTATTAGAGATAGAGAATCTCAAATAAGCGAGATTTTGCTTAATAATGAACTTTCTGATATGGCACAATACAGAAATCTAATGGGTGAAATTTCGGCTCTAGGTCTTGTTGACCAAGAGATAAAAGAATTTTTAAAGAAAGGAGATGAAAGTGACCGCCATGTTATACGTCCCAGAGCGTTTGATCAAGATGCGTGAGAAAGAAAAAACTGAGACAGATTCAAAAAAACTTCCAGTCCCTGTGGGTTGGAGGCTTCTTATCATGCCTTATGAATCTCCTTCAACTACAAAAGGTGGGATAGAAATACCCGATGATGTTTTAGAACGAGAACGCATAGCTACTGTAGTGGGTTGTGTTCTTGCCATTGGCCCAGATGCATATTCTGATAAAGAGCGTTACCCAAATGGTGCTTGGTGTAAAAAGAATGACTGGGTAATTTTTGCCAGATATGCTGGGTCTAGATTAAAAATTGAAGGAGGAGAATTACGAATATTGAATGAGGATGAAATTTTAGGAACTATTGATGATCCTACATATTTAGTACATACATAATACTTTACTTTTAAAATATGTGGGTTTATTTTAGCATGAAACATGGGGAACAGGAACCATGCCAAAAGAGAATATGATTGAATTAGAAGAAGAATCTTCTGTAGAGATCGATATTTCTGCGGAATCGTCTGAAGATGAGGAATCTTCTGTAGAAGATTCTATGAGAAATGCGGAATTTGATGTTGATTCTGATGAGCTGCCTTCCGAAGAAGAACTAAAAACCTATAGTGTAGGAGTTCGTAAACGGATTGATAAGCTGACCGCTAAGTTTCGTGAATCTGAAAGACGGGAACAAGCAGCTTTAGATTATGCACGAAGTATCAAATCTCAAAATGATAATTTACAAAAACAACACCAATCGTTAAATGAATATGCCGGTAAGGAATATGCCGGACGGGTTTCAACTGATTTAGAATCAGCGAAAAAACGGTACAGTTCTGCTTATGAAAGTGGAGATGTTGAAGAATTAGTAAGTGCAACGCAAGACCTTTCTCGTCTTTCAGTTGAAAATGCAACCTTAAATAATCAAATACCTGCTTTTAAAGCTGCTCCTCAACAAATGCAAACAATGCCACTTCGGCCCCCTGATCCTAAATCTCAGGAATGGGCGCGAAGAAATTCTTGGTTTGGAGCAGATGAACCAATGACATATACTGCTTTTGCTATTCACAAACAACTAGTGGAGCAGGGTATGGACCCAAATTCGGATCACTACTATTCAACTATAGATAGTAGGATCCGTGAAGAGTTTCCTCATAAATTTGCTGGTTCAGAGGAAGCAGCAGTAGAGGTGACTCCATCTTCAGCGAAAAACAGTGGTCGCCAATCAGTCCAAAGGGTGGCTTCTGCCAACCGCGCTGCAAAAAACTCTGGACGCAACACCATAAAACTCACACCTAGCCAAGTCAGTATTGCTAATAAATTAGGTGTGCCCCTCGAAGAATACGCGAGGCAAGTAAAGGAAATTGAAAGTCATGCCTGATACCCCCAAAGCACCACCTCGCGCTGCCACAACTAGAGAAAAGTCTACAAGACCCACATCATGGCGACCTCCTTCAATATTGGATGCACCGCCAGCTCCAGATGGGTATATTCATCGTTGGATTCGCACTGAAATTTTAGGTAAAGATGATAAACCTAATGTTTCTAAAAGAATTCGAGAAGGATATGAACCTGTCAGGGCTGACGAATATCCAGATTTTGAATGTGCAACTATTGACGAAGGTAGGTTTGAAGGGGTTATTGGAGTTGGTGGCTTAATACTGGCTCGACTTCCCATTGAAGTCGCTAAATCTCGCACAGATTATTTTAAAGCAAAAACGGGTGATCAAATGACAGCCGTCGATAATGATCTTATGCGAGAGCAGCATCCTGCTATGCCTATTTCGAGAGAGAGAAGCAGCAGAGTATCTTTTGGTGGAACATCTAGAGAATAGAACTATGGAAAATAGTTCTAAGGAGCGTTAAATGGCGAACATTAATGGAGCATTTGGGCTTCGTCCTGTTGCTAAAGTGGGACAGAATTCCAATTCCATGGGTGTTTCGGGATATACGCAATATGAAATTGCTAGTGGTAACAGCAATGTCATCTACTTCGGCACTCCAGTCATTCCTCTTTCTACAGGATATATTGACGTTGTGGGTGCTGCGGCGGGTGGTACTGTTGGTATAGTTGGTAGTTTCATGGGTTGTAAATATGTCTCAAGCACCACGGGGAAACCCACATGGAGTAACTATTGGCCTGGATCTGGTGCAAATACTAGCCATCCGGTGGAAGCATTTGTAGCAGATGATCCGATGCAACTTTTTGTAGTTGCAACGGATGCCTCATGGACTAGTAAAGCGACTGCCAGAGCTGGGGTATTTGCTAATGCAAATTTCTCTAGCGGAACAAGTGGTAGCACAACCACTGGCATGTCTTCGGCAGCTTTGGCTATTAGTACAATCGCCGCAACCAAGACGCTGAATTTGCGTATCATGGGTTGGGAAGAAGACCCCTCAAACAATGATTTTTCTGCTGCGGGGGTTGGTGCTATAGTTAGGTTGAATAACCACTTCAATAGTCCGAATGGTGCTATTGTAGCTGGTACAACCGATTCAGCTGGCGTATAGGAGGATTGAGAAATGGCTATTTCACGAGCACAACTCGTAAAAGAACTAGAGCCTGGTCTCAATGCTCTCTTTGGCCTTGAGTATGCTAGGTACGAAAACGAACACGCAGAAATCTTCATAACTGAATCTTCAGATCGTGCATTTGAAGAAGAGGTTATGTTGGCAGGTTTCGGATCTGCACCTACCAAAAGTGAGGGTTCTGCTGTCACTTTCGATAGTGCACAAGAAGTCTATACTGCTCGTTATACAAATGAGACAATTGCTCTTGCTTTTGCTCTCACTGAAGAAGCGGTTGAAGATAATCTCTATGATCGCCTTTCTTCTCGGTATACGCGGGCGCTTGCGCGTTCAATGGCTCATACTAAACAAGTCAAAGGTGCTTCTGTGCTGAATAATGCATTTGATAGCACTTACACTGGCGGCGATGGTTTGGAACTTTGTTCTACTGCTCATACTCTTCAGAGCGGTAATACATTTCGTAATGAACCCTCTACGGCAGCTGACTTGAATGAGACTTCTCTTGAAAACGGACTCATCGATATTAGCGATTTTGTCGATGAGCGAGGACTCAATGTTGCTCTCAAAGGTATGAAACTAATTGTTCCTGCTAATCTTCAATTCGTAGTGGATCGTCTTCTTTCATCCCAACTTCGTGTTGGAACTGCGGATAATGATATCAATGCTATCCGTAATATAGGAATGGTTCCACAGGGTTACGCTGTGAATCATTTTCTCACCGACACTGACGCTTGGTTTCTAATGACAGATGCTCCAAATGGATTGAAGCATTTCCAGAGAACTCCGATTCGTACGGCAATGGAAGGTGATTTCGATACTGGTAATGTACGGTATAAAGCCCGTGAGCGTTACAGTTTTGGATGGTCTGACCCTCGCGGTATTTACGGGTCTCCAGGAGCGTAGTAAAAATTGGGGGGGAGAAATTCTCCTCCCCCTTTTCTGGAATTCACAACCCTAGCGACTGATCCAGCAGACACTTACGAAGACTCTAGGGTTAAACCTTTCGTAAGAAGGATACTATATTATGGCTCGATCGACTTTTTCCGGACCAGTACGCTCACTGCGCGGATTTATAACAGCGGGACCAGACGCAGTTATTAACATTACTTCTGAAACAACCCTTACATTCGCTGCTCATGCTGGTCGTATCATGGAAATAAATGATGCTGATGGCGCAGTAACTCTACCAACTATCAAAGACGATGCTACGGGTTCAGCTGCTGGACCAGATGATCCAAATGTAAATAGTCACATGGGGGCTGTTTATAGATTTTTCATCGGAACGGACGCTACCGATCTTGATATCAAAACAGATGGCACCGATAAATTCCTCGGTTCTCTAGCTATCGGTGTTACTGATGGAAGCTATAAAGTTTTCATACCCGCTGCATCGAATGATGTAATTTCTATGAATGGCTCAACGCTGGGTGGAGACAAGTTTTCTTATCTTGAAATCACTGCTATTGAAGATGATGAATATCTTGTTCAGGGCGTTCTAATTGGTTCTGGAACAATCGCAACTCCTTTCGCGGATAGTTAAACTTGAGTAATTGGATGGGGGGGCTTTGCCCCCTCCATCCTAATAGGAGGTTTTTATGGCTGATGCGGTATCTACAACAGTCATTGAGGACGGGAGCCGGTTTTATATTGCCCAATTCACCAATACTAGTGATGGCTCAGGTGAATCTGCGGTAACTAAAATTGACGTTTCTGCTCTTGCTTCAACCAATAAAGGCAGAAGTTGTTCAGCGGTTCGTATCAATAAAATTTGGTGGCGAACAGTAGGAATGTCTGTTCGAATTTTGTGGGATGCTTCCACTGATGTTGCAGCTTGGGATTGTAAAATAGATGATACTGGGTTTATTGATTTCTCTAGTTTTGATGGACTAAGAAATTATTCTGGTGGTGGCAAAACAGGGGATGTTCAGTTTACAACAACTGGACATACTAGTGGAGATGTTTATGTTATCGTCGTAGAGTGTATAAAGGATTTCTAGTATGCCGAAATCAATAAAGTTACCGCCTAAAAAGAAGTCTTCACGGTATCAATCTCTTTCCCGCTATCATAGGGGAGGCCCTGTACAAACTTCTAAAACAAATATGGGAGTAGATCCTAGAGCAAAACAACAGAAAACGGTTGTTGCCACAGGAGATAAATTTAATCGTTATAAAACAAGGGTAACTTAATGGCTACCTCAGGGTCTACGGACTTCACTATAGATACTGCAGAAATTATTGAAGAAGCATTTGAACGGTGTGGCTTAGAATTAAGAACTGGTTACGATGCTCGAACTGCTCGTCGCTCATTGAATTTAATGTTAGCAGATTGGGCAAATAGGGGAATAAATCTTTGGAGAATAAAAGAAGTTACTCAAACTTTAGCTCAACTTTCCAGCACTTCTTCTATAGCTGAATATCCAATTGGTACTATAACTGCTACAGTAGGAGCTTCTACAAATTTAAGCGTTGGGGAAACTATTACTGGCGGAACTAGTGGAACAACGGCCTCAATTATAACAAAACCAACTTCTACAACAATTACCATCACTGTTCCTTCTGGTTCGTTCACAGCTGCTGAAACTATTACTGGCTCTAGCAGCTCAGCAAGTACAACTATTTCCTCAGACCCTAGTTTAGTAGATGTTCAATCAACAGTTGATGTATTATCTGCAGTTATTCGTAGGGACAGTACGGATATTGAGATTGAAAGAATAGGCCGTGCCGAATATTTACATATTCCTAAAAAAACTGAGCAAGCTAGGCCAAATAAGTTTTTCATAAATAGACAAATAACACCAACTATTACAATTTGGCCAACACCAGAAAATTCCACAGATCAAATTATTTATTATAGATTCATTAAAATTGAAGATATTGATGCTTCGGTTAATAATGCAAATGTACCGTTTAGATTTTTGCCCTGTCTGGCTTCAGGGTTGGCTTATTATATTGCTGTGAAAAGAAAGCCACAAATGGTACCAATGTTAAAAGCAATTTATGATGAAGAATTTATGAATGCTTCACTTGAAGATAGAGAAAAGGTTGCATTACATTTTGTTCCTTCAGCTTCTTATTTAAGGGTTTAATAAATGGCATATGCTTCTGGGAAATATGCTCTATTTATTTCCGATAGAAGTGGAGTAGCTTTTCCATATAGAGAAATGCGTATTGAGTGGAACGGATCTCGAGTTGCTGCCTCAGAATTTGAGGAGAAGCAGCCACAATTAGATATTGCTAAAAATATAGTAGATCCCGAAGCTCTTAAAAATGCTTCTACGGATAGAACAGAACCCGCAGTAGAAGTTCTATTAAAACAAAATGCTTTTAAATCAGGTTCTTCAGGTTCCGCAGTAATAACTGTAACAGAGGCAGGTCATGGCAGAAGTACTGATGATATCGTTCGTTTCAGAAATCTTATTGGTTTTGATAGCTTTACAGCAAGCACAATAGAAGAATCAGAGGGATATACAATTACTAAAGTGGATGACAATAGGTATACTTTTTCTGCCGCTAGTGGCACCGCTACTACAGGAAGTGTGTCAGGTGGGGGTACAGCAGCTTCGGCTGGTCCTGTGACAGTGAGCGCCTAATATGGCTTATACTTTTACAACATTAAAAGCTGCTATTCAGGAGTATACAGATAATACTGAATCAACTTTTACTGATCAATTATCCAGGTTTATTTTAAATTCTGAAGAACGGATTTTAAAAGAATGCCAGCTTGATGTTTTTCGTAGGAATGTGTCTGGAAACCTAACTACTTCAAATAAGTTTTTAGCAAAACCGGATGCTTTTTTAGCCCCCTTTTCCTTGAGTGTAGTTGTAAGTTCTGAAAATAAGTTTCTTCTGTATAAGCATATAACTTTTTTACAGGATTATACGCCAAATCCCGCCACTACAGGAGAACCTTTGTATTATGGGGATTGGAATGATGCAACTTTATTAGTAGCTCCAACACCAGATGATGATTATTCCGTTGAATTACATTATTTTTATAGACCAACTTCAATTACATCATCTAGCGATGGAACTAGTTGGCTTGGGGATAATGCGGAGTTAGCCCTTCTGTATGGCGCCTTGGTGGAAGCCTATACTTTCATGAAGGGGGAAGCAGATTTATTAAAACAATATAATGATAGATATATAGAGGCAATACAGACTTTAAAGAATTTTGGGGAGGGTAAGCAAACTCAGGATGAATATCGTTATGACAGTATTAGGCGCCCTGTACAATAAACCTTTATGAAAATTATTGTGTAAGGTATAGTAATTTATGATTGATCTCAAAGGATCATCGGTAGCTTTAGTTGGATTAGGGGAATCTCAGCGAGAATACACCTCCTCCGTAGCTAATGGAGCAGAATACGATGAG